TGTGGCTATCTGTGGCTATCTGTGGCTATCTGTGGCTATCCGTGGGCTATCTGTGGCTATCTGTGGCTACTTGTGGCTATCCGTGGCTATCTGTGGCTATCCGTGGCTATCTGTGGCTATCCGTGGGCTACTTGTGGCTACTCGTGGCTACTTGTGGCTATCTGTGGCTACTCAATCACATTACACACATTATAAAATATCACAGATATTAGAGTATTTGCTGCCGTGCCCCATCTCGCAGCTCGTTATAGATCTTATAGAACATCACAGATATTAGGAATTTAAACGGATTATTATATAAAACTTCACCTTATTAATATATAAACAAGACAAGAACAAAGTTTTTTAATAAAAAAACAAACTTTTCTTTGTTTCTGTTTGGAGATTTCAAAGTTTGTTTGTACCTTTGCATCAGTTAAAACAAAATACCGAATTAATAACATAAATACAAAGATTATGAAAACAATGTATTTACTAGAACATTACGCCATCAACAGCAAGAACGGAGTCCGAACGTATATAGGTTCGGCATGTGTTGACTATCGTGAGAAAAACCTTGTTATGAAGTCTGTGAAAAATCAGGGCTACCAGTATAACAGGAGCGAGAAGGCGTATATCCTGAAGGCTAATTCCGTTGAGTCGTGCGTCGACAAGGCCGTCACCGTAAAATCTTATGCAATATAAGATACCCTCCCTATATAGACAACATATAACATTATCAACTTTAAATACTTGACAGATTATGAGTACACCGAATTTCGCATTAACAAACGCTTCACGGTATTTCGTGTTAGGAATGCCTGTATATTACACACAGGAAGAAATTGACGAGCGAGAACTCGACCAGGACCTTTTAGGCGAGTTTGACGAGATAGGCACAGAATTTAATTATGATGCCGTCAGAGGTAATGTAGCCTACGAACTGAAGGCGAAGGGATGGCACGATATAGAGGACGGTGACGGCGATCGCAATTATCCAACGTCTCTATTTTCAGAGAAAACGGTATCTATTAAGTGCGGCGACAATTCGATCGACATCACCATTCAAGCCGGCTGCACGTCTGGTTATTACCAGGCAGCTAATTTTGATTGGTTTGTAAATATCAAGACCTACAGAAAGGCAGATTATTATTACGAAACGTGTGATTATGATTACAACGACCTGTCAGCCGACGACGTGATCAACGACGATTGGTACGAGAACAAAGGTATGAGCAAGATTCACGCTGCGCACATTCTCCGCAAAATTGAGTCTATTATAGACGACTTGAAAAACGAGGCTGAGCTTGCCTTCTCACAGTATTGCGACGAGGAGTTGTTTTGCGATTTTGTCGCCTTCAACGGTGAAGCCGGCTACAGCACAGCGGGCAAGCGTCTCTGGCAATAAGTGGAAGAACAGAATAAGAAAACCGCTTAAACAATATATCATCATGGCACAGAACATCACAATATCGCGCACAGCGAGCGCCCGCGCCCTTCTGACGGCATTATTTGCCGTCGCCGTGTTACTCGTCACTCGCATGGCCAAGAACGCCCTGGCGGCCTTTAAAACGACCCGCCAGTGGCTCCGGGCTCAGCACAGCTTTTATGGCCAGGATGGCGACCCTATCCAGTGCACCGGCTGGCAGTTCGTCGGCTACAACATCATGGCAGCAGTAGTGGCAATATTGCTCTGCATTAAGTATTAATTAACGCCTTATTATAGGCACATAAAAATATCACCAACTTTTAACATTTACAGATTATGGCACAGATAGCATTATTCAACGTAACTAACGATACACAGTATTTGCCGCAGCGTCGCGACATGTTCAACGAGGCACGATGGAAGGAGGCAAAGCGCCTTATGGCTCAGGCCTTGAAACTGACAAGCAAGGAGGCGAGCCGCTATACTTCGCGCTTCCTCCAGGATAGAATGGTCGGTGGGGACTTTCCGGCACCAGCCGGAGGCTATCACAACGGCATCACGTGTATAGCCAACGGAGGCGAGCACAGCCAGCAGCGAGGCGAGTTCACAGTGTACGATATTATAGGTAGCTCGTATATTTATGAGGCACCGACAGGCGACATGTGTATAGCTAACATTCCGGAAGAAGGAGAAACGGAGTACTACCGTATATCGGTATTGGCTTATTAATTCATCATTCACGGGCTGCACCTGGCAGCAGGGCAGCCCCTATTATAGAATACTTTTAAAATTGAGAATATTATGAACGAGATATTTGTCGAAGCAAAAAATCTTATTTGCAAAGATGGCGAGGTGTGGCTGTGAAAGTCTGATGGTATGAAGTTTTTGAACTTCTTCGCCACAAAGGAGGATGCACAGAAGTATATAGATCTGCATCATCAGTTTTGCCGTGAACGCGGCATGAAGGAAGAAGCCTATAGCATCGGCACGGAGGCAGACTTTATGGCGGCTGCGAAAAAGTATGAAGCCGACAAGAAGGCCAACGAGGTGAAGGAGTACGGAAAGCACGTTGACGCATTGATAGAGCGCCGACAACTCGAAATTAAGGCCCTGGACGGACTTGTTCAGGTGTGCAGAAAGTTTGACGGCAAGGTCCTTAATAAACGCTTCCATGATGCCATACATGAAGCTACTGGCTTTTATAGTTCGTTCGGAGAATACCGCTTCGAGCTGAAATGCTACGACTATTACAACTATACAGAGTATAGGCCTAACGTCTCATTGTCCGCCGACTGGAGCCACGGCATCAACCGATACACCGGCAAGAAAAAGGACGTGAATCCGAACGACTGGCAGTGGAACACTGGCGACCGTCTGGAGGCAGAAAAAGCGGTTGCTGTTATAGAGCATCACAAAAACGACCGACTTGCCAAAATCGAGAGCCTGAAGGCTTCAAAGAAGAAGTACGCAGCCTATCTGCGATTGGCACGAAAAGCGGAGGCGATAATGAAGGAAATGGAAGGCTACGACTACGAGATTCGCGAGTTCGCAAAGGAGAACGCATTGAGCCGGCATATCTGCCATTCCTACTTCTGGAGGGGCTACTAAATCAACATCATGGGCTGCTCTGGCAGCAGGGCAGCCCCTATTATAGAATACATAAAATTTTGAGCATTTATGACAATAGAAGAATTAACCGCTTCACAGCGTGAGCAACTGAAAGTAACTGTACTTGAGGATGTGCTCGGACATGAACCAAGCTGGGGCGAAATAGCCTGGGCAGACGATATTGTAAGCGACGAGTATATAGAAGAGTTTGCTGGAGTTAATTTTGTGGAGGAAGACTTCGGATGTTAAATTACCCTATTATAGAACATATAAAATTTGAGAAAATCATGGATAAGAAGAAATATATCGACGTATTGACCGAACAGGCAAACAAGCATCACAGACCGCAGGAAATGGCACTGAGCGACTTCTGCGACTATCTTATAGAGTTCTTCAGCATTGACGCTTTTAAGGCTGGCACAGCTGAATATAGTCAGCACGTCTTGAGCTGCACAAAGAAGAACCCCTACTTTGCCGGACTCACCTTCCAGTGGCTTGACGATGTGGCAACAGCGATGGAGCGTGGTGAATGGCTTGACGTGTTCGGCATACTGTATGAAGAAATGTACCTGAGTCGTGGCAAGGCCTCGAAGACGGGGCAATTTTTCACGCCTCAGAGTGTGTCGGACCTTATGGCACAGATCAGCGGTCTGGGAGCCGGCGACCACGGCAAGGTGAACGACTGCGCAGCAGGTAGCGGACGTTTGCTCCTGGCTCACTACATGGAGAAGAGCAAGCTGGACCATTCGGCCGGCCGTTACTTCGAGTATGTGGCACAGGATAGTGATCCTATTGCTTGCAAGATGTGCGCCCTAAACTTCATGGTACATGGCATGTATGGCCGTGTGGAGTGTCGCGACACATTGCGCATGAGTGATCCGACGGTGGTGTATTATATCAATGAGGTAAAATATCCGTTTAACACGCCTTATTATAGCGTGAGAACGGTATTAGCAAAAAATCAGAAATAAGGTATTACGGGGGTGGAATACCCCCTATTATAGAACATTAAAAATACTAAGGATTATGGCAAAGATATTTGTAAACGAAACTGTAGGTAAATTGCAAAGTTTTGTTGGTTTTTATGATTCAATTTGGAGTCCAAATGATGATATATATTACGAGTGTGTAGAAGAAGATTTGGAGGAGGACGTTGATTTTACCTTCGACTATAAGCAATACCGGAACGACATCTGCAAAGCATATACGGAGGTGTGGGAATTGTGGATGCAGGAGTTTATCAGCGACGATATAGAACTGGAGTTCGTAGAGGTTCACAGTCCTCGATACTATAATTATGAAAATGATTCTTGTCGCGTGAAAATTCGCCTGACACAGGCTGCGGAGGATGCTATTATAGCCAAGATAGGAAAACACCGCAATCAGCTGGCTAAGTGGATAAAGAAGAACCACACAAGCTACGATGGCTTCTTCTCTAATCTATCAAACGACATAGACCAGTGGCCCAGTCGTTTGTTTGATGGCGACGAAACTTTTCAGCCTGCCTATCTCTTCTGTATGCTCTATTATATTGTCAAGGCAGAATATATGGCGACAGGCGAAACTGAAAGCCTGGAATACGAGGCTTACGGTCGCATACTTGAAGATATTAGTGTAACATCATATATGAAGGACATCCAAAAAGTTGCTTAATTATATGAGAACATCTAAAACAATACATTCCTTCCTGCTTAGTGAGCAGGAAGGACACACACTCCTCACGGCTCAGGAATATCCCTGGAGCGTGTTGCAGGTGATACCTACCACTCCGGCTGACTTCGACCGCACGGTGGCAGTTCTGGAGCAGCGAGGTTTCGTAGCCTATCACGACATCGACCGCACATTTTGCATCATCCACCTGACAAGCGGCGACCACGACGGACAACACCCTGAACGGTATATCACCATCACTCAGAACAACTACATGCAGTACATCGAGGCATTGAAGGACACGATGGCACAGGCGGCAGTGTGGTATGAGACGAATATTATAGAACCCTTTAAAAACGACAGATTATGAGAGTACCGAAAGATATACCTAACGAATTGAAGCGTCTAATCAATGCTATATTGAAGCGTGATGGCGATTGCGAAGGTTGGCTTAATGGATATAATCGAAATCCATGGGGATTCACCTGGTATGGCTCCAGTATGATTTGTGAGCCTCTGTTTTGTTGTTATGGCTGCATTGGCTATGGCATCAATTATAAGGGGTACACAATTCATGTGGATAATGAGCTGTCACGAATAAAGATTTTTGATGAATAGTATATTGTGGAATCCTTAAAAAATGACAGAAAATTATGGCAAGAATAATTATACTGAGTACCTGCGACGCATGGAAGTCGCGCAGTTCATTCCGACTTTATGGGACATGGGCGACTACGAAAGCTGGTTGTCGCCGACTGTTAAAGAAAATTTGTGAACTTATTGAAGATGGCACGTTTGCTTATGAAGATGAAACATTGCCAGTGAACGAGCAGTTGGCGAAGTTTAAGGAAGACGGAAAAGGCTGCATTACAGGATTTATTTATGATATTCAGTCTAAACTGAAATACGGAAATCTGGAGTGGTCCGAGCTTAGATAAACACCCCTATAACACAACCTATTTTTAAAAAAAACGACAGAAGATTATGAAATTTAAGACAGTAAAAACGATATTGATGGATGCTCAGAGCAATCAGCAGCACGGAGTAATAAAGATGCACAGCGACTGCGTGTGTTTCAGTTTTACCAACGGCGACAGCGGCGAGGACGACATCATCGCCTACAGCAGCGACACGGAGGTTATTTCTGTGTTAGGCAAAGCCGGCAACAGCTATATCGACTGCGAGGCGATAGAGTGCATTGAGGTGTATAAGTAGACCATTTCATCCCGCGCCCGGCACGGCCCTTTGTGAAGGTTCGACCCCTTCGGCGGGAACGCATAATCATAATCAGAGTATTTTTTTAGCTGCTGGCGGTTCGTGAGGATAGCCACAGCGCAACGCCCACCACGGCAAGGCGTGGCACCAGGTTCGAACTCCTGGATGGGCGACCGAAAACAATAAAATACGCATTAATACACAATTTATGCGTCATTAATTTGGTAGTTATAAAAATTATTGCTACCTTTGCAACAGTTAAAAGAAACAATATTAATCATTAAGATCGGGCGGCAACCGTTAAGCGGCGTTATATTATGAATACTACAATCTTAGAAGAGGCTCAGAACTTTAAGGTACGTTTCCACATCGGACGTGGCGGACAATTCCACAACGCAGGTTACAAGACTTATGAAGGCACCGTTAATGGTCTATCCGATTGCTTCGGCGACGCTTTCGTTATTAGTGAAGACGAGAATGACAAAACTCTGCCTGATAGCGAGTGGCAGCTGGTGGATGGCGGCGGAAATGTTATCCTTTCTGGACGTGACGAGATTGAGAGCGAGACGGGCATCCTGGATTGGGATGGCGAGTACGATACCGACATCGTTCGCAATCTGTCGGAGTGTGACGATGACGAGTACCAGATGATACTCGACGTTGCGGAACGTGGCGGGTATGTAGAGAAGGCTGTACTGGCATACGTTTGTAGCACGCTTGACAAGTTGATGGCAACCAAAATTAAGGTATATCCTTCTAATATGGAAGTGTTCACTCAGGAGGGCTGCGTGAGCTTGATGCGCGACGACTTCTCTGTATATACTAAGGACGAAGAAGTTGAGGTGCGCGAGCTGCTGGCAGACAAGGGCTTTATCTCGGAGTCTATAGACGAGATCATTGTTAGATTGGAGATAAACGAGTGGTTCAGTGAGGAAGAGGACGAGGTAGAGTAATAATATTCAGCCCTATCGCATCACGGTGAAGCGGAAATGATATGAAGAAGATGACTTATGACGAATATGGAAAGTTCTCTATTCAGTCTCCAGACGAGTTCTGGAATAAATTTGATTATTTTGTCGACATGGAGAATACTGCTGATTTGAAGTATGATTTTGTTTTCGATTTTCCTTACGGTATTAGCGCAGTAGATGAAGATGCAGATATTATTGCAGCAGAGTTGCCTGATGATTCATATATCTTTTTTGAGACATCCGTTTCTGAAGTATTAAGATATATTAGAGACAATTACCCTGATATAGATACCACCGCTATAGACCAGAAATTAAAAGAGTTAAGCGATGATGACGAATATCAGGATTCTTATGATGATGAGGAAGAATAATATTGAGTAAACATGTACGAGATAACTGACGTTATGCGCGACTATCTATTTGTTACGCTCCGTCTGCGCGAAGTTCAGACTGGCGAAACAAGAGACTGGAAGTATTGGGACGACCTGGAGGAGTGGCTTTGCGAGGAATACGGAGTGAAGAACTTGAAGGGCGTTGTATTGAAGGATCAGCCTCGTTATGGAGGCTGGGTGTAATCACAAAAATTTTAATAAATCGAATATTAAGCCCTACGCAACACGGTTAAGCGGAAGAATATGATAATAAAGACACGCCAAGAAGCGATACAAGTAGTTAATAGTATTATCGAGCGTTTGAAATCGCTCTACGGCTTAGATGACATGTTGGATGACGGATGTGATAGCCAAGACTGGAATCAGAATCGCCGGTATGCAAGTATTGACAGCGTAATCAGTTCGATTCATGAAGAGTTGGCAGGGTATGATTTTGAATTTATGCCTTCGTCAGAATGTGATAGAATATGGAAGGAGGCTTGGAATGGCGATAAATCTGTACATCTGCCAGAAGTAAAATATAATCACGCAATAGAGTATGCCAACAGGCTTCTTGCTATTTGGGAGAATTAAATCTATTCAGCCCTACGCATCACGGTAAGCGAAATATTATGAAGAAGTTAAGCAAAGAAGAAGCTATTGATAAGTTTGGCGAGGATACCGTCAACAAGGCGATGAAAACAAACGCAGAGCCTACCAGTAGAGTCATGTATCCATCTTACGAGGTTCCTTCACATATTGGCAAGGCTGAGTATGCAGGTGACCCGGTAAAGGTTGGCGGTTGGAAACTGACGGCATACTATTATCTTTCTCCTGAGGATGAAGAGAACACGGATTCCTTCGACTGGGATGGTAACGTGGAGTTTGAAGCAGAAGAAATTTGGTAAACACCTAAGCCCTCGACAACACGGTTAAGTCAGATAAAGTAACCACAATATAGGCAATATGGAAAAAGACCAAATAATTTATGATCAGCGTAAGGCCATGGGCGAGAGCATCCGTGCGATGCGCACCGCCCAGGGCTGGGAGCTGGAGCAGCTCGCTCAGATTGCGGGCATCACCACAGCTAACGTCCGCAGCGTTGAAGCCGGCAAGTACGCCGTGAATATCGACGTGCTGAACAAGATAGCGGGCGCACTGGGCGCAGAGCTGAGAATGATTGAAAAGTAAAAGAGTAAAAAAAATATTATGGCAAAAGAAAGATTTGAGTTGACATCGGGCAAAGTCTTGATGTGGACGGTGACGGACAATGAGAACGGAGTAGCGATTGAGTTCCGTGAAGGTTTGTTTAATGAGAGTCAGGAGGTGAAGCTGCTAACCGAGTTCACGTATGGCGACGCTCCGAGAATGGCACGTATCATGCGCGAGATAGGCGACTGGATAGCAGAGAACCATGTGGAGGTGGCTCTTAGCGACTGGAAGGCTCGACGCTCGGCAATATGGAAGCTGTCTAACGAAAAATATTGGTTGGCTATGGCAGCAGCTACCAACAGCCTGATGTTGTCGGATATGGATGCGGAGCACGCTGCCTGCATGTTGTTTGCTGAGGTGTGCGACTGGGCAGAGCTCGAGAAGAACGTGGATCTGACAGCAGCCGAGGAGGAAAATCTGAAGGGCGTGTTGTCGGAGCTGACGGATAGCGAGGCATGGGAAGTGTTCAAGATGCTGCACGTGTTCTGGAACTACAAGAAGGACCAAGGAGACATGATACAATGGGCAATGGACGTGACTTGGTGGCCGGCATGGTTGCCGGAGGAGTTGAAGGGAACCGACGAGGATATTGAAGAAGAATCGTAACGTCATGTACGAAATAATAGATGTAATACACGACTATCTTTTTGTAACGCTCCGTCTGCGCGATGTGCAGACGGGCGCGATAAGAGACTGGCAACACTGGGATGACCTTGAGGATTGGCTGTGCAAAGAGTACGGCGTGAAGGATCTGAAAGGTCTCATTATAGAAGCTCTGCCTAAACATGGTGGTTGGGTCGATTCCCAGAAATAAAAACATTCAGCCAAAATTAAAACGACACAGAAAGAGTATTTGCTGTATTATTAACAAAAATTTAGAAAATATGAAAAAAGAACATTTAAAGGAGCAGCTCTATGAGGCTTCGAGCAACATTTGCCATACATGGAATGTCCTGCTGGATATTCAGCGACAGTTTAATCCAGAACTGACAGACGACGACGGAAAATCGGTGCAAGCCGAGTATTACGCTCTGCGCGATGCTATTGCGTCTATAAAGTCGGCATACGAGGACATAAAGAATCTTTAAGTGTTGTGTTTTGACTTATAACGTTATAGACTATGGCAGAAAACAGTAAAACAACGAAATCGGCAGGCAGGCCTGCCATCGGTGGCAAGAGACGACAATACGTAGTGACTGACGATGTGCATGAGTGGATAATGGCGCACGGTGGTGGAAAATACATCACGGACACCATTCACGCTATTATGTCGGTGGCGCCTGAACAGAAGTAATAACAACAATAAAAACGAATTATTATGGCAACAAAGAAAGTTTATCCGTTTATTCATGCAGAGATGTTTGATCTTGAAGGCAACAACGACAGAAAGAATGTTGTGTTTGACGCGCGAGAGGTCGAGAGCTATGAATCATGGTCAAGTAAAGACGATGAAGATGAAAAAGAGTGCGTACAAGTCAATTTCAAATCGGGACGAAAAATGTGTCTATACATGGAACTCGATCAAGAGCTTTACCCTGGCGACAATCTGATTACTGCAATCGACATGGTGCAGTACTCTCACTTCTGGCACGACAACGAAGACTCTATCCCTGACGAGGACGAGAATTAATATAACAACAACTTTTTATACTTTACAGAATATGGCTAAAATTAAGAATTTTGAGGATTATTGCGCTTTGGTGGACGAAGTAAAGGTGCATGATTATAAGTACTTTGCACAGAACGCCCCCTCTATAAGCGACGAGGAATACGACGCTCTTTACTTTGCTTTGCAGGAATATGAAGATGCGCATCCGGATGAGATACTGAAGGACTCACCTACTCAGCAGTGCTACAGCGAGAACGGCAACGGCAAGCGCACTGTTGCGCGTCGCACGGCGTGCCTCTCGATGAAGAAGCTGCATGATGCCAAATCGGTAGTGAAATACCTGAGAGCGCAGCAGCGCACTGCCAATATCAGCAGTCAGGGCGCGAAGGTAGATATAGAGTGGAAGTTCGACGGCGAGACCGTGAGTCTTGTGTATCGCCGCGGCTCGCTCTCGGAAGCTACCTACGGACATGGCAAAGAGTTGTACGGCATCGACTGCCTGGTACATATAAAGCATGTTCAAGGCGTGCCTGCCCAGGTGGACGTATGGAGCCAGTACGACCGAGTGGAGGTGAGAGGTGAGGTGATCATCTCGCTTGAGGAGTTTGCCCGTTATAGCAAGGCTGGCAAATCGCCCCGTTCTACGAGTAACGGCATCATGGCGAAGAAAGTGGCTGTAAAGGACGAGTGCAAGCGTCTGGAGTTTCATCCCTTCCGCCTCATTATGGACGGCGTGATAAGACACACGGCTGCTATGCAGGCTCTTGAGCGTAATGGCTTTAAGACTTCGGGCTTCGTGTCGGCTCTCAATCTTGAGAAAACGGATGCCGAACTGGAGCAGGACATTGAGAACATCGTGTGCTCGGCCGAGGTGGAGCGTGAGTCGCTGCCCTACCCTACCGACGGTCTTGTGTTCAAGTTCGACAACTACGACTATTACGACCGTATAGGACAGACCGATCATGACGCAAAGTATAATTGCGCTTTTAAGTTTCGACCGGTGTTTAAGGCCGTAACCACATATCGCGGACACCATACTACGGTAGGCGAAAAGACTGGCAAGGTGACGTATGTAGCCGACTTTGACGAGGTGGAAATGAACGGACACCGTTTCGCCCATGCCAACTGCGGAAGCGAGCGCACGTTCCTCCAGAAAGACCTTGTGGCAGGTTGCAAGATAGAGGTCAGCTTGCACGGCGATGTTATCGTGTGTGTGGATAGAAAGATTGAAGACGAACCGGCTATTGATGAGAACCTTATCATTGAGGAAAAGCCTATCATTGAGGAAGAATCTATTGCTATTGACGAGGAGCCTCTTGTTATAGACGAATCGGGATTTGTTCATCATCCGGAGCCTCACGTTATAGAGCCGGATATTTATCAGGATCGGGAGCCGGAAGCAGAGTCGGAGCCTATACCTCAGCCGAAGCCGAAACGTAAGCGTAATTATCCGCAGGTAGGCGAGCCGACGCTGCGAGAGGAACGTGAAGACACGTCGGCAAGGAGAAAGGATGGCAAACTGAGCGTAAAGAAGGTATTCGCCGGTGCGCTTGCTGTACTCATGTCAGCGTCAATGTTCGTAGTTGTGGTAGCATTCGCCGGAGCCGCCCTATTTTTTCTGCCGATGATGGGAGATGTTGCAAAGAAGTGAGTTGTGTTTTGTGGAAATGTGGAAGTACAGAAATACATAAATACACATTTCCACAGAGACACAAAATAATAAACACACAAACACATCCATACACAAACACACACACACATAAATACATATATACATTAATAAACAAAGTAACTAACAAATTAATCAACTAACAAAGCAATACACAAACAAATACACTTATAAACAAATTAAGCAATAAATAAACAAATAAATAAAGCAACATATAAATAAATAAATAAATGTGCATGGATATTTGTTTGTTTCAATTATAATTCTTAAATTTGCAACGTATTACAGATTATACGTGTTCTGTATATTTGAATAGTATCATCAATTTTAAAATATACTTTATAGAAGATGGAAAGACTTAGAGAAGTGCTTGCCTTTGTAAACCACAAAGGCGGTGTAGGAAAAACAACAACGGTGCAGAGTTTAGCGACCGGATTGCGCCGTTTTGGTAAAGGAAAATTCGGAGTGGATGCCGATGGACGCAAACGCTTGCCGCGTGTGCTCATTATCGACCTTGACCCGCAGGCGTGTGCCTCGTTCCTCTTCGGATGGAGCGAGACTCAGAACGCAGGTAAGCCTACCGTTTACGACGCATTGGTACAGCAAAGCAATTTGCCCGTTTATCAGGTACGTGAGGGAATTTTCCTCGCGCCAGCTGCGTCGCAGCTTATATCCATAGAACCGTTTCTGAATCAGCGTGCATTACCTCGCAAAGCCCTTTGTAAATTGCTCGCCAAGCCACTGAATGAGTTAGCAGGCACCGAACTGGCAGACGAAGGCGTGAATACCGTCATGGATGCTTTCGACTACGTGCTTATAGACTGCCCACCGGCTATGTCGTTGCTTACATACAATGCTCTCACAGCCGCTACGAGTGTAGTGTTGCCCGTGCAGCTCGAAGTGTTGGCAACAAAAGGTATTGCCGAAATCATCAACGCCATCGAGGAAACACGTGAGGATCTTAATCCCGATCTTGACATTCGTGGCTTGCTGATGGTAATGAGCAACGACCAGACCAACGCCACAAAGGAGTTTAAGGCATATCTCGGCGAAAAGTATCAGGACTATATGTTTGACGCTTATACGCGCCGCGACACGAAGATGGTCGAAGCGCAAGCTATGCGAGAAGACATCTTTGCTTATGCACCGTATTGCAGGGTAGGGCAGGACTATGAGCGTTTTACCAAGGAGATAATCAACAGTTTCACTTTTTAATATTATAGGGTATGGCAAGAGAAATGAAGAAACGAGTTGCGCATTTTGGTCTGGAAAATTCAGACGCTATAGACGAGAACGAGCGCATTTTGGAAGCAGGTAGACAGCAGCGTCAGGAGAACAGGGAGAAAAAGGGAAGTGGAGAAGCGGCAGCGAATACTGTCACTGCTTCGTCCGCAGAAGTTCCGGCGACTGAAAAGTCGACTGTTTCTACAAAAACGTCTGAGACCGAGAGATCGACAACTATAACTCCTGTAGCAGATCAACCGGCAACCACATCATTCAGCAACGATATTGCTGCGAACATGCGTAAGCCGAAGGGTAAGAAGACCGAGAATGGCATCACCATATACGTGCCGATGGAGTATTACGAGCGTATCGCCTTGATGAAAATGCGCACTGGCGTGCCTATCAAGGATTTGGCGCTACAGGCTGTGATTGAGTTTTTGGACAGAAACAAAATGTAAAATCTAAAACTAATCTATTGTGAAGAAGATTATATCAGTATTGTTCGTATTCTGCTTCTGTATGGCAGCAAGCGCACAGCAGCATTTGAAATTTATGGGAATACCATTAGACGGAACGGTGGACAACTTCGCCTTGAAGCTGAAGGCTAAGGGTGTGACATACGATGCAGCGAAGTCGAGAACTGCTGGGCAAGGCTGTAGAGTCTTTAACGGCACGTTTATGGGTGAGAACGCTACGATTAATGTTGCTTATAATCCTAAAAGCAAAATGGTGTTCAGTGCTGCGGTTGAAATGCAGTATCCAACTGTAGAGTCTGCTCATATCCCTTTCTTGAATTTAACCGAGAGCTTACAACAGAAATATCCTAACACCAAGCCCGAGGAAAACATAGGTCCAGATGGCGATGTTATTGGACTGGCGTTTAATATTCCTGACGAAACAGGTGACAACAGCATTGGTTTTATTCTTCAATCATTGAAAACGTCCAGCTCCGGGCATGGAATTTCTATTTGTCTGATGTACACCGATATGGACAACTTTGAAAAATGCGAGGCGATATTCAACGAGGACTTGTAATATGTAAGGTAAAATCCTACTAAAGTTTTTTACCTTGGTGAAAAAGGTCATAATGTTTTTTACCTTAAAAGGGAGTAGGAGGTGAAAAGGTCATAATGTTTTTTACCTATTATTTAAAATAAACATAATAAAATACTTTGTTTGTTTTATTTAGGAAAGACAAAAATGCACTTATACTCCTATATATTAAGCAGTTAGAAAGATTGCGAGGTAAAAAACATTATGACCAAATACCCCTAAAAAGGGCGGTTGAGGTAAAAAACATTATGAATTCTTTACCAAAATCACGTAAAAGCATCTATTATGGAAAGAGAAAAACATCTACCGCAACAATATATCAGTACCCCCTTTGCTTACACAAAGTTCTCCAAGAACCTGTCATTGCTTCAGCAAACGGTATTGACTAAGGTCAGCGAGCACCTACAGGGTTATGTGCGTCATTTCTTTGGAAGTGAATTACGAAATGACCCGAAGGTGCCGCGTCCTCTTTTTTCCGAAGCAGAAAAGAACAACGGTATGCCGGAGTTTGTTATGTCGTATGCTGAGTTAGGTGTGGATATAGCCAACTATAATGTAGCGCGTGCAGCCGTCCAGGAAGTTCTAAACCTAACCGTTGATGCTCCCAGTGAGGACAGCGACGGCAAGGCTTCCGTCAAGGCTTTTAATATCTTCACGCACGCCAATATTTCTTTTGAAGGTGGTACAGGCGTGTCTTTCAGACTGAATCCCGAGGTCGTGGACTATGTGTTTGACATGAGTCAGGGGTATGTGCGCCATCCTGCTGATATAGCACGAATAGGACAGATTGAGCGTATGCCCATGATGTATTATTATCTGCATAAGAAATCAGAGCACTGGAAGCATCGAGTTGTACGCTTGACGGTATTAGAAATAAAGACATATTTGGGTATGCTGGGCAAGATTACCGAAGGCACAGACGAAAGGTCTGGACGACCACGAAAAGACGGAAAAGAGAAGAAAGAGGCTTATCCTAAGTTCTCTCAGTTTAAGAAGAATGTCATTGAGACAAGCATCAACGACATCAATCGCTTGCGAAAAGACGGATTGCTTGATGTTTGTGTGTCGTATGAACCTATCTATAACGGCAAGCGCAAAGTTGGTAATCCTGCACATATAGAGTTTACAATCTATGACACCATCGGGCAAATGCAACAAGCAGTGCAACAAAGACAACAGCTCAATCTCTTTGCTGATGTTGAGGAAGTGAAGCCGAAACCGGGAGAAAAGGAGTGGCAGAAGCTTTTGACCATGCTTGACGGCGAAACAGGCGAGTGGCTGGGTAGTGAGATGTCGGACTTGTTGAAAAAAGTGACGCTTGATGATTATGACGGCAAGACTGTCCGGATTATTGCGACTCAGGAGCAGGTGACAGCCATAGAGAATCTATTGGAGAGCAATGTACTACAAGGTAAGTTTAGCCAATTACTTGGCTATTGCTTTAAGGGCAATAAACGTAAAAAGGTCTGTTTGGATTATAAAAAACTTCATAAATAGTTTTACACCGCTTACCCATTCCCAAAGGTAGGCGGTGTTTTTAGTATGTCCTGTTTGTGTCGGCGACTTTTTTTATTTTTGCACGCAGAAACCAACAAGACATAAATATATGGGAAAAATCAAAATCATTACATTATGGCTTATGGCTGTAATCACGTTAATGAGCTGCGCCGCCTCAAGAAAGGTGGAGCAGGGGAGTAGTGAGCAACGGCATGATAGTGACGTAACTATCGTTAAGGACAGCGTGGTGAAGTCGGAGACGATGACGGACAGCAGCACCGTTAGAGTCACGGACGAGAATCATACATCTGGCACTATGACCGACAAGGGTAGTAACGAGGAAACTATCACTGAGCGAGTGACTGAGAGTACGGATGCCCAAGGCAACAAGACCACCACCACCGATCGAACCGTACACCGCAAGGGCGACTATGAGCGCAATGCCACATACGAGGCACGACTGAAGCATCAGGAAGAGATAATGACGCGGATGCAGCACACAATAGATAGCTTAGTGTTGAGCAACAGGCTGAACGCGGGTACCCACTGGGCGAAGAAGGATAGTACGAATGTGGTGAAGGAGAAGAACACAAAGAATATAAAGTCTACGTCAGAATGGTGGCAGCTTGCTCTGATGGTTTTCAGTGTTTCTTCTCTTGTTCTTTGTTTTTGTCCCTTGTCTTATAGTAAAAAGAATAAAGCATAAGAACTTATGAGTAGAAAGAAACAAGACATAATAGAGAATACCGAGCAGCCGGAAGTCACCTTACAAGACTTTGTTATCCCTGCCAAGATAGAAGCCTTTTGCGAAAAATACAAGCCGCTCGACCATTGGCGTGAAGACTGCGACATGTTCACCGACTATCAGCTTCGTACGTACTTCAAGGCAGTAGTATGTCCGTTGGGCGATCCGTTGGCATTGTACCTTCAGGAGTTGGCTGTGAGAGGCTTTAAGATGAAGGACGATGAATGTGGAGAGCCTGTCATCTACGTTGCGCTAAGGTGATTTTTGTTTTTGAATTTTGAATTATCGGCAAAGCCGATTTTGAATTGTCAATTTTGAATTAAGAATATATGAAGAAACCTCATTATTATTACAAGGTGTCGGCTACGTCTAATGTAGGTAGCGACATTCAGAAGTTTATGAACCGCTGCCAGGAAGCCGAGCAGAAGGCTCTTGATTGGGCTAAAAAACATGGAGCAGAGCACTATTACGAGTCGCCTGAAGGCATGGCAGGTGGAGTAGGAGCCGTGGAGTTTGCCGACACCACTGGACGTGACGGTTGGGATAAGGAAGTGTCGCCCGATGGTCGTGTGTTCTTCTTCCCCATCGAAGGCACCGACTTGGAAAAAGAGATGAATGCCCTGCCAGTCGTGAGTGAGGCAGAGCTGTTTTGCATACTTAACCTTCAGCCGAAGCGCACGAAAGACAACCTGCCTTTGCCCATGACGTTTGGAAATAGCACGCCCATCGTGTTCCTGCATCAAGGCTACTGGTATGCCGACGTTCCGTATGTAAGTGCCGACATTACACTTACCCAGATAGAGGAAAAAGAGTTTTATCGTCGCAAGATGGCAGCGATAAACGAACGAAAATAAATAGTAAGTAGTAGATAATAAGTGGTTAATAATTAGTTTTTAGTTTAGATTTTTTGTGCGCTACCCGTCCGTGAGGATAGGTAACGCTTTTTGTTTGTCAGTCTTGTGTAGGACGGTCGGCAACCATATAACCATCATCCATGCTCATATTTTTGTAGTTTTTTGCTTCGTTGAGCATACGAGTGAGATTAGCGATTTGCTTTTGTTGTTCTGCAATCACATCGAGCAGACGTGCGCGTTCCTCGCTATGACGCTCTTCGCTCTTCATGCGTTTAGCTTCGAGGTCGAGCAGTGCTTTCATATTTTGGTCGCTAACATTGCCTACTACGATCATCTCTCCTTGCCCCGTATCGTGCGTTTGGACACATATAGAGGAGGGATTGTCCGTACCGCTGCACTCTTTTTTATCAGAATCAACAATTCCTGGTACGACGGACGGAATTAGTTGCACGTCTAACGGGTCGAGAAGCGCACGACTGCCAGCTTTACGCTCTGTAACATAGCCGCCGTCAGGAGCGAATATGTCACCTTCTTGTGGTTGTACGTACATTGAGTTTCCCGTTGGGTCGCTATCTTTGTCGTAAAAGAAAGCTGAGATAGGCACTTGAAAGGTGTTGCAGAAGCGCAGAATGCTTGATACTGGCATGGGACATCTGCCTTGCTCCCATAGACGCAGACTGTTGTTAGATGTTGATCCGATGGCTTGCAGGATGGTGTTGATGTTTATCCTGCCGTTGGCCTCCATCCATCTGTTGAGAAACGAATAATTGTATTGATACTTCATAACTGAATTATTTAAAAATGACACTTAAATCGTTAAAAAAGATAAATACTGAAAAATAAAAGTTGCTAAGCTATTGTTATTTATATTTTAATTCTTAAATTTGCAACAAATATAGTGAATAACTGAAAAATGACAAAGGAAAATATCGAGAAAATAACGACACCATTGCAATCTTTGAACGCTAAAGATATTTCAGTGGAAGAAAAGAAATCGTTGTCTGATTTTATGCAGGCAAAAGGCTTCTCCGTAGCCACTTTTTATCTGCGTTTCTTTAAGAACGGCTTTTCTGTTTGGGAAATCATCGGCATTAACGAATGTAAAAAACAATTTTTAGCTATGCCGGAAGTAGCCGAGCTATTATTGTCGTATGCCGGAGACGAAGAGCAAGGAGCCGATAAGGGCGACAAGGGGTATCTCTATACCTTAGCAAAGAGTGATAAGGTTGGTGCTTTCTACGAATGTCTGAGACGTGCCAATACTGGACTTTGTAAAAAGTTCTTCGACTTCATGAATGAGCGCGGTATGAGCACCGGCACAGTTATCAAGCGTTTTACCACTGACAATTGGAAGGAATGGGAGTCTAATGGTATTAAGAATTGTCTTTTCCAGTTTAACCTAAAACCTACTAAATAAAATGATAGATGTTACTTTAGATTTTGAGACCTGTGCACTTGCACCTACAGCTGCCGTGATGAGTGTCGGGGTAGTAGTCTGGAATCGTGATGGAGATAAATCACCTTTTTATGGTGGCAATAGTACTGTTAAATATCCTACATTCTCGGCTCATGTAGACCTTCGGGGAATGTTCATCGAGGGTTTTACTTTCGATGAAGAGACAGCCGATTGGTGGAAGCAGAAGAGCGAAGGAGCAAAAGCTGCAGTTCTTGACAGTGATGATGACGCTACACCATGTTCGCCTATAGAGACTGTTGTGAGTAACCTCTTTGGATGGGTTAAAGAAATCAAAGAAGCGTTGCACAATCAGGACTTGTGTCTTTGGGCTCAAGGTTCAGATTTTGACATTGCTATTTTGCGTAATATCTGCTATAAGTTGGGCATAGAAGTTCCCGTGCATTACACCAACTTCCGCGACCATCGCACGTTTATCTACGAGGCGGCTCGCTTGATATGTAATGCCCGTGGAGAGTTCTATCATCCGAGTAAGGCATACGACCTTGTTGAGGATTATAAGGACATTGATAAAGGCGCGGAACACGACCCTGTATTTGACTGCAAGCGCAGCATCTATTCCACATGGCAGATGATGCGAAAGTTGGCTTGTTTGAAATATATTGAATAGAAATGCCTAACCATGAGTATCTGAATTGCCCTTACATCCCTAATCGCCGGAACAAAAGGCAAGGACGGCCTACGCATCGGGAATATCTACACCGCATAGCCTATACGGAGACCGTGCGCGACTATGACAGCGACAACAAAGTACTGCTTTTCCATGCTCCATTCGCCTTAGTGAAGGATGTGTGTCAGAAGTTGTTCACGATGATGCAGGGCAATGTAGGGAATATAATAGTAAGAAACGAGCATTCCTGCCGAGTGAAAAACGGCAAGTGTTATTGGCGTGTGGCTGTGGAGATAATAGATCTTAATGAAAGCGTCATTTCGTTTAAGGAGTTCGTGCTGATGCTGATTAACTGCATGAAGAACTTGGCTAACTGCACCATCCGACACTTCCGCACGGAAACGTTTCTGAACTTATAGTAAAAACAAATGTAAAAACAGAAAGAATAAAGGACAGCATGGAGAATGAGGTAGCGGCAACGCCCTCCTATCAGTAAGTTTTATCAGGGTGGACACAAGAGCCTCGGATTCTGGTAATACCGAAAAGTTTGGCATTTCATCGCTGTCCTTTCTTTAATAATAACAGCAATCATGTTCTTTCATCCTATCATAAATCGTCTTGCCAACATCGACCTGCACCTTCTCGTGAAGCCCGCCAACGAGCAGCGCATCGAAGGTCAGACCGCATGTTTCTGCCCTATCTGCCAAAAGGGGCAGGACGCGGATGTCGATGCCAAGCAGACACCCCACTTCATTATTTATGAAAATGAGCGAGGTGGACTTTATTCGGGCGTGGGTGTTGACGACAACCGAATGGCAGAGCATGGTGCCGTGAAGTGGAAATGCACCCGCACGGGCAAGACCGGCTACGGAGCCATCGAGTTGTACGCAGCCAAGATGAATATTCCAATGCACGGATATAGTCTTCAGCGCATCTGCCAAAGACTTGTAAGGGATGTGTATGGCGATACCGACGAGGTGCGGCGTGCCTTCCCAGAGGTGTTTGCCAAGATGGACTACCGTACTCAGGCACAGCAGACCATCGAGACTTTCTCTTTCATGCCGAAGACCGACTTCTCGCCACAAGAGCTTGCAGCCCTTGGGTGTGAGGTGACGCTCGACAAAGGATTGCCTCGTTTCGGCTTTGGCAGTACGTTTACGCCCGACATGCTCAACAAGGACTTCCGCATCTACTCTCTGTTGAGTGTCACGCTGCCCGACGTAATACGCGACGGTCAGCATGTGAGCGAGATTATCCACGGTACGCCGTGGAATCCGCTGTTCGTATGCTTCGCCTCACAGGAGATAGGTCCGCAGAACTCTTACGGATGTTTCTTCCGTCCGGCAATGGCAGGGAGTGAGCCGATAGTGTTCTCTACCGCCGAGGAGCACAGCGTGAGAAAGGTGAGCAAGTGGCTCATGGGCGACAACGTGTTTGTTTATGCGATGGATAATCGCAAGAGCGACAACACCGCCGTACATGCTGCCATCGCCAAGTACGCCCCCGAAGAAAAATATACCGAGACCAAGGAGGTTTGGGAGGATAACGAGACTAAGGACGGAGTACCGAAAGGTACGTTCAAGAAGGTGGACGTAAAAATCCCTACCGCCGAGATAAAAGCTCGCAACATCGTCTTTTGTCGTACACCCGAAGACGCATTGAGTGTATATTATGCCATGCGTTCCTTGCGTCTTGACAAGACGGAAGACCAACACTTCCAAGACTTCTGTTGGTATCATGTGGCGTTCTCCATCGGACGGAGAAACTTCTGGTATATAGAGCGCGGCGAGTGGAAGCGGGAGAATCTTGACTTTAGCGGTGTGCAATATCAGAAGATGAACCGCTTTGCCGAGCATGTCATCATCCTATACCCCAACGACATTGTCTCACAGCGCGACTGCGGAACTATATGCACAAAGTTCAGCTCATTGTATTATGCAATGTTGCCCGAAGGTTTTCGCTCACGTTATTGCCGACGCTGGCAATGGCTATACGGCAGCTCTCCCCGAAGCGTGCGCGACTATCTGCTGACATATACCATGAATGCGGAAGAGAACTTCCAGTTTGACCATGATGGTCGTCTGCCGCTTTACTCCAGTTTGCGTGGAGCAAGCAACACAGAGCCGTTTGATATAGAATGGCCGCGTGACCCAAGAAGCGGCAAACCAAAGCCACCTACCTGCAAGGTGTCGCCAACGCGATTGTGGCTCTTTATGACGGCACGCGGATATTACCGCATGATAGATCCCGAGAGTACCGACCTCGTAGGACAATATATCCACCTGAACAAATGCTTTGTGGAGTATATTGACGTAAAGAGCATCATCCAGGCAGCAAAGACATTACTGTTAAAATACACAAAACAGGCATGGCGGCATAGCGACAACGAGCGACGCTTGATGTCCGACTGTGCCAATATGGTGGATAAGACCTTCACGGAGAAGTCTGCCGGAGGTTTGCAGAGTATGGTGATTAACTTTGCCGATGCCTTCGATGCAAAGACGGAGTACTTCTACTTCAACAATGTGGCACTGAAGATAACGCCCGACAGCATCCGCACGGTGTCGTATGACGACATCAACTTCTTTATCCCCTCGCTTGCCAAGAAGCCGTATGACTTCACGATGCGGGTGTTCAAGACACCGTTCACCATCACCGAGCGTCAGGAATACCGCGAACGACTGGAAGCGATTGACAAGAAGGAGAAGATGCAGAATGAGGACGGGTCGCCAGTGTTCACTACCACCGAGATAGGTCAGATGAAGGCCGACCTTGACGAGTGGGCGCAAACCTATCGTTGGGATGTCAACTGGCAGGGAAAACAAGAAAAAGACCTTTGGCCTATCTTGCGTATCGTGCGTGGTTGCTCCAATGTTCTCTGGGAGCGAGAGCAAGAAGCGCAGCGCAATAAGGAAGAATTGACGGAATTGGAGAAAGCCGTTATCGGTGCTCATTTCGTCAATATGATTTCAGGCATTGGCCGTTTGTGTTATCGTTCCAACAAAGGCATGATGCCAGTCTGTCCGTACTTTCTTGAAGACGATATTCCCGACGAAAAACAGGCTACTGGAGGTTCGGGCAAGTCTATCATTGTAAAATTGATAGTCGGCAGTGCTGTGAACGTGCTCGACATTGATATGAAGCGCATGGAGCATATTACCGATGCGAGGTTTGTGTTGGGCAATCTACTCAGCGAACCATTCAAGTATAGGGTTCTACACTGGGAGGATAAGCAAAAAGGATTCCCAATGAAGTACTTCTACAATATGGTTACTACAGGACTGACGGTAGAAAAGAAAAGCGTAGATCAGGAACTTGTCCCACTAAAAGATGCCCCTAAACATGTCATCACCTGCAACTATCCTTTGTCGGACGATGACGACTCAACAGTAGGACGTTTCCCTCTCGTCAGCTTCTCAAATCGTTTTGCCAGAGCCAATCCGCAGAAGCGCAAAGCAGCACGTCTGATGTCGGCGTTGATGAAGAACTTCAGCGACAAGCCGGAAGAAATAGATGACACCGACCGCAACCAAGCCATTTACATCTGTGCTTTGGCAGTGCAGTTCCTGATGCGCTACCACACCTTTGCCATTGCACCGCAAGGCAATGTGCGTCGCCGCCAGATGGTGCAGAAGCTCACCGAGAGTATTGTCCGCTACTTCGAGTGGTTCTTCTCTCGCAATGAGGTCTACGGTGTGCCGATATGTACGGACGATATGTTCAACGAGTTTATGCGCGACTGGGCTGATGCTTCCGAGGGTAAGAGCAAGGAGTATAGCCGTGCTACCTTCAAGAAGAAGATATACGACTATTGCGAAAATATGTCGATAGCGTGCAATCCTAAGCATCTCTTCGAGAACGAGAGCGACAAGCAGCGCAAATGCTTTAAGCTCCAGGCATGGGTTACGCAGGAATACTTCACCGGTCGTGAGTGGGAGAATGACAATACCATCGAGCCGAAGTTCATCCGCTATATGCAGACCTCCAAGCACGTCTTCTTCTTCTTTCGTCCTGGCAAGGATGCAATACCGAAGGACTACCGCGAGCTAAAGCGCATAGCAAAGCAATATGCCGAGCAGCCCGACCCGCTGCCATACCGCGACGATGACGGCAATATCGTTCAACTCACTGATGAAGAGAAGGAACGTTGGGAGAACAACAAGACACGCAAGCAGGGTAGGCGTATGACTCCATCTGTGGCAGCTACGACAGCTACGGCTGTTGTGCCGGATGTAAATGAGGAGAATATGCCGTTCTGATGAATCCACTGAAAAGATTTTTGGGTTCTTGGTAGTAAAACCTATAGGTTCTTATATAGAGAATATAGATGTAGAATTTTAAACAAAATATAGAGTATGAAATTATACCGTTACATGTCTTCTTTTGAGATAGCTAAGTTGTTTCATCGAGAGATATTGAAAAATACTACTGACCACAGCAAACTTCGTGGTACAGCAAGTACGGCAAAAGGATTCTGTTTTGGAATTGGTGACATGGAACAGGCTAAAAAGGATCTTAGACGACTGAAGGGAATCGTCACTTCTGATGCCCTGTTTGTGTTCACACCTAAAAACATTGATAAGTTTACACAATGTAAAGGTCGCTATATAGATTATGATAAGATTGATGCTGAAGGGAAATCTATCACAGACTATCCCATAGGAAAAGAACCCCACAAGTACTTCGATGAATATTGCGCCGAGAGTTATTCTGTTGACGATATTGAACAAATAGAGTATTTTAAAGTGGTGCGCCCTTCTTTTTCAAAAGTAAAATTCAAATAAAATAATACGCTATGCGAACATTCACCCCCCCCCAAGTGCGAAAACTGCATCTCTTACGACCATATAAAATGCGGTTGCAGAGAGAAAAGCTCACCTCTGTTCGGCGGCAATATCAGTCCGTTTCACCTTGCTTGCGGCAACTTTATAAGCGTGTCAAAGGTATATGCACCAAAGAACCGCGTAAAGAAGTGGTATAAGGTGCGCACGATGGACGACATGAGCGACAGCAGATCGAGACTATATTAAACAGAAAACAGTAAACAAATAAAAACAACAAAAACAAAATGGCAAGTTACAACGGCAACATCGACCTGCTCTCCTTAAATGGAGCGCAGGTGTTCAAGGGTATCGACTCGAAAAACCCTGAGCGTGTATATGTCTGCATTCCGGCAGGCTTGAACGAAATTAAAGTGGAGCAGGCTCCTAAAGACCCTACTCGCACATTGGCTAAGTTGCGTGTAAACATCTGGCCCCTCAACGAGCAGTACAAGGCTAAGGTGCGCCAGGCTGCTTTGGAGCGTGGCGACAACAACGTGACCGTACCGACACACGAAATGCAGATGTCGTTTTCGGTTGACTATATCAAGGACATTGTACGGAAGTTTCCGAAGCTCGTAGAGCAAGTGAAGGAAGCCAACAAAGAACGCGACCCCGAGATTGTAAACCAAGACCCCACCGACGAGAATACTCACCTCTTCAAGGCTATCCGCCAGCGAATGAATAAGCGACTGGCTATGCTCTACCAGCCACAGACAACACAGCAGCCTTCACCATACGCCACACCGAATGTAGGCGTAGCAGGAGCAGCTACCGGATATGTGGCACCAGCCGAGAATACTGACCCACTCGCAGGCTATACCGATGCCGACGTAGGCGATCTGCCGTTCTAAATCAAAATGCGCAACGCGCATAATTCAAAACTCAAATTTCAAAATTCAAAACTTATGAAGTTACAAGCCCTATCATCCAAAGCCCTGCACGCTGCCCTTAACAAGTCGGCAAAGTGTATCGGCTCTAAAAATCCCATTGCCATTTTCGACAATGTGCTGCTGACCTGCAACGAAAGCGGTCTGTTCTTTCTTACGTCATCTACAGCAGAAGCACAGCTCACCATCCCGGCGCCCATTTCGTTGTGCGGTGGCAAGTTTGATAAGCCGATAGTGCTACCTATAAAGATGCTCAGTTCGCTGTTAGGCACACTGCCCGACTGCGTTGTTACTCTTGATATAGAGGAGGGTGGATCGTCGTTCACTGTAGAGTATTGTACCGGCAGTGGCGACAACGTTAAGTCGGGCAAGGCTAAAATGGCTTATTTCTCGGGCAACGAATACCCTCAGATGCTATTGCCCAAGAGTGAGGCATCAACAATTATTTGCCTGCCTTTTCAGTTGTTCCATTCTGTTATAGATACTGCTGATAAGTTTGTTCAGATAGACGAGCTTCGCCCCCAGCTTTCCAGCTTGTGTGTAGACATTGCCGACGACCGCTCAGAGGTGGTCTTTGCGGCTACGAACGGACATACGCTTGCAAAGATAGTACACAGCAATGATCCGCAGAAGGGTGGCAGTGATTTCTTCCGTAGTGGCGAGCCTCGCAAGACGCTTATCCACCGCAATTACTTCCGCACGTTGTCAGCCTTTGACGGATGCGAGGAGATCAGTATCGAGAACGACGGAAACACCATCCGTTTTTCGTCGGGAGACATCGAACTTATTTGCGAGCACATGGAGGGCAAATACCCTAACTACAGCGGCGTAATTCCGAAGTCCAACCCCTACTTCGTTGTATTTGACAAGAAGGAAATGACTGACATCCTGCGCCGTGTCAGTCTGTTCTCAAGTAGCGCAAGCAATCTTGTAAAGGTAGAGAAGAACGGCATTTTCATCAACGTTTCTGCGAGTAACATGGATTTTGCTTTGTCCGGCGAAGACCAGGTGCTCATATCTAACGCAGAGTGTCCCGACAATTTCCGCATCGGATTGAAGTCGTCGGCTTTTCAGACCTGTATCAACTCCATTCCGTCGGACACCATACGAATGCAGTTGCTTGATGCTTCGCACGCCGTAGTGCTCACCGCCGACACACCTGCGCCTAAAGTGATGACGCTTGTGATGCCGATGCTGCTTGACGATTAATTGATAATTCGTAACTAATAATTAATAATCAAATGGACGATACTCTCCTCTTTATTCCGCCTTGCTGCGTAGACAATAAGCTGCCCAAGGCGGTCAACCAGGCGCCTCACCGTCAGCTCACGTTTTACACACATGGCGACGTGACGGTGGAGAAATTCTATAAGGCAGTGAGCCACCTCGTGATAGACTCTCACGTCATGGTGCTTACCATGCCTTTGCCTAAGCAAGAGACATTTATGTTTCTTGAGCAATGCTTTGAGCGAGGATGGATAACCCACCTCGTGCTATCCACCTACCGCTCATGCGACTCGCTCATAGCAAAACACCTTTGCGATTACGCCGACCGTATCATCTATGCGCAAAGCGACGACGTGAGCGACCTAAGCAGCCACATGGTGCTCTACAACAAAGACAGGGCATTGACACTAACGGGACCGATGTTCGACCGTCCGCAAATAGATGTACGACTGGCTGCATACACAATAGTATTCCATCCCTCCCACCTGCTAAACTCTACAGCCGACTGGGGCAATTCGCTCCGTAATATTCTCTTCCCCGACGTACTGCGTCAGCGCAAAAAGATGTTTGCCGGAGGTGTGAAATTGATAAAGGATAAGGAAATAGACAGGTTCATACACTTGGAATTTCCGCCATTTAAAGAAGAATAAATATGAGACCACTTACACAGTCATTCACCGAGCTGCGCCGCTATATGGAGAAGTGGCAATGGAACGACCCACGCACGGGTCAGCGCGTCACAGGCTTCAATCCACCGCAGACAGCACGCAACGTGGCACGTATGCCGTTCTACATACGTTTCCTCACCAAGACGGGACATGTAGACACCGGCACCTGCGTCTGCCTCTCGGTTGACACCATACGCCACCAGCGCAAGGTGCAGTTTGTGGAGAGTGGCGAGATAAGGGTTGTGAACGACATACTCGTGCTCGAAGTAGATGGCACGAGATTTATAACGCATTAAAACGATTTGTTTACATGGAGTTTAAGTCATTTTTTATGGTAGATTAATATTGTTTTTAAAGCACTACTCTGGTTCGTGAGAATAGGAGTGGATTTCTAAAACGTTTTTATTTTTGATGGAATTTAGTTTACTTCCTCGCTCGTGAGAGCGGGGAAGTTTTTAGAGTTTTTTTATTTGCTCCGTGTGCGCAGTCATAATATAAACAACTTTTAAAAAATCAAAAATATGAATTTGTTCAAATCAAAGAAAAAGCAGTCGCTAAAAGAACTGCGTGACCTTACCGCCGTTTGTTCAATTCTCGACGAGTTTGAGCGTAGGGGCATTATCTTCTGGCGTCGCAGGGACAATCTTCTCCTTATCGAGGAAGTTCTCGCTGTGTTAAAGTTGGCCGAGGGACGTGCCGGCTTCCACAAGTTCCTCAATCAGGTTGCCATGTGGCAGAGTAATAAACTTATTAACGAGGCCTACGAAGCATATCGTATAGAGGTAGAAACGGACGCCGTGCGTAAGGCACAACTCAAGTTCGCAAATCTCACCAAAGCCGACATTATGCGCATCCGACAAGAGGCAAGAGAAAACATGCCGATGCTACCTATGGAGCAGCTTGACTGCATCAAGGAGTTCGACATCTTCGTTGTCCGATCTAATGCTCCTTCGGCGCAGAATGCTACAGAAGAGAGCGGTCAACTCCTTGCTCTTGGCCATTACGACGGAGAGAAGGTAGAGATGGCAATGTACGATGATGTGAAACACAACCTTGTAAATAGCGACAATGATTAAAGTATCTTTCAACCATCACGATTTTCTGTTCGCCATCGAAGGATTTGTTCATGGCTCGCATCTACGTCAGCACGTATGGCGCAATATCGTCTATAAGGCGATTCCTCAGATGTCTGCTGACGATATGGACTTTTTGTGGTTTTTCCTTCGTCGAGATACGTTCGGTGTCTATTTCTGTCAGAATAGCCCCCACTTCGGCTACTATGATTTTATGCACGTGCTCGCTGCTCTGCATCGTGGCAATCGCTATAAAGTGTTGTTCAGGTCCGAGGATGGTACCAAAACGTTCAGGGCGTTCTGCTACCGCTTCCACGGCAAGTATAGACCGCTGCATCTTTATTGTTTCAATGAAAGTATGCGGAGGTGGAAACTTCAACATGCAATAGAAGCGTTTGATGCCTTTATTCCCGACGATCAGATAAAGATGGCAGTAAGAAGTCGAGGGGTGCGCAACGAGTATGTACAAGAAGACAAGGAAGAGTGGTGGAACGATCTTGACATATACGACGACTTTTGCGAGCGTTTTAACTTAATAAGTCAAAATTAAAAAGCTAAATGTATAGATATGACCCCTAAGCTAAAGAAATTTATAAAGCAGTACAAGGATAGTTGTAATAAGTTAGCAGAACTCGTCAATATGCAACTGTTTGGCGGTTGCCGCAAGTGGTATTGGATAGGAGAAGAAGTAGGTGGGGCGTGTGACTTTGAGGAAGCCGACGTACTGAATCTGGAAGACATGGTTCGCATCATTGAGAATGGTCTGACCTATGACGAATATGCCGAGTGGCGAGACGCTAACCTCGATAACAATCGTTACATCAATCTCAAGTCGTGGCTCATGGGGCTACGGCATGATATGTTGAATGAAGAAAAAGGAACAATTTAATATTAGCACTTTTTTTATCAATTTGTTTGGAAGGGCAGCCGTTGTGATAACGTCTGCCTTTCGCCTTTCTTTATATACCCGAAAACTCAAAATTGAATAATCCAAAATGCGTGTAGCGCACAATTCAAAACTCAAAACTCCCATCATCTTCCACTCGGCAGCACAAACCAACCGCCACCGCCACGGAAGAATTTGTAACCTAAATACAGAGTATCGAAGGCATCCGTGAAGTCGGTACGTTGCTGTAAGGGCAGTGTGTCCTCACTTTCTGGCTTCTTTTCGCCCGACTTATCCTTATGAAATCCTTTGTACGAAATCTGCACTTCGCAGAGCTGCATGGCTATGATAAGATCAGGGTTGTTTATTTGGTTAATACGGATGGCGGGGTAGGAGAGGTGAGCAAGACCGTCGTTAATGATTTGATGTTTCACCTCGTGCTTTTCCGGCGCACCCATGTCTATTGCTGTCACGTTCCAACCTCGTTTCTCCAGTTCTGCAATCACTATCATATAGAAGCGTTCGTCGCTTGAAGCGTACGAGGCTCCCTGCTTGGCAGTGGAATCGTAGAAATACGTCACGTCGCGGTTGACGGCTCGCTTCGGAGCGTAGTAGTCTGAAAAATCGGCAATTAGTTCGCGTAGTTTGCGCTCGTTCTTTACGTAAAAACTCTTTATCACATTCAGACACTCCATGCCGTCACGCGCGTAGCCTTGTCCCACAACGAGTGTATTGATGTTAGCGTTATAGTCGAGAGCTATATATAGAGGCAGGGAGTTGATGCAGTCGGAATCCATGCGGCAGTCGTTGCGCTCGGCGAGTTCCTGGAAGTCGGGTTGGTAACTCTCGCTTGTGATGCGTTTGCCGTTGATGATGCCACTTACCTTTTGTGTGCTAAAATTCGCCTGATAAAGAACATCATCATCTGGGATATAACCGTGAACATGATCAATGTCGAGGTTGGAATAAAAGCCATCGTTCGATTTCTGTATCTTGACGTTAAGAATTGAGACCGCGAAGGTGTATGGCGGAAGGTCACGCTTCATCTGACGAATATAGTCTTCGCCCAAAATATCCACATTGTCGAGCGATGACGCACGGCGCACGCAGAAAGCCACACGGCGCAGCTCACGCAGATAACCATCAGTGAACTTCTTTGAGCGCAGAAACATCTGCATCTCGAAATCTTCTTCTGGCGTGATAAGATACTCATAATCGTAAATTAGTTCGGCATCGTCCTGTGGAATGAGTTTATAGTTGACAGCCATCTCCACCATACCCTTTGTGACGTGTTGGCCATGGTTGGGCATTATCTTGAACTGTCCCTCATGCTTCATCATCTTCAGAGCCACGGCACGGATCATCGTGCGCAAATCCTTCGGCACCACATGAACTGAGTGACTGTTCTTCTTGGCGTTATACAGCAGGTCGTTGTAGCGTATCACCTTATTTGCATAATCCTCCAACTGCTCCTGCACCCATCGGTAAGTCTTGCCCTTGAACGGACCCGTCTCTACGGTCAGGTCCAGTTTCTCCTCCTCTTTCTCCAGCCACGAACCTTTGGCAGTGAGCGAGGCATCCGAGAGAAAGCGTGTTGATTTATACATCGGGTTGTGGTCAGAGAAGTTGATGTCGCCCAGCGGATGCGTCTGACCTGAAAGAGCCGGCATCAATTCGTCTGTTACTTTCTTATACGGGAAGAATCTCGCCTCGTCGCCCACCATTGCCGAGAACGTGTAGGAGTTGGCAGAGGCAGTCTGCGAGAGAGATATAAGAACCCATCCGGCACCATTCGCCAGCCAAATATAGTTGTCGTAGTTCTTAGGTTTGAAGATACTCTCGCGAGCATGTTTCGGCGGTCGTCCCCACCCAAAGTGGATGCCCTGCGTAAAGCCGAACATACGCTCCATAGCCGCCATCGTACTCGGGATGGTCTTACCGAAGCCCTGTTGACGCGACACTGCCACCCATGCGCCGAGCATACCAGGCATGGAGTTGCTTGCCGTCCAGACGTAAGGAGCCACCAAACCATCGGTCTTACCCACACGGCGGGCAGCAATCACTCGCTCGTCTTTGGATCCCATGTATAGCGACTGCTGCTGGAACTTAGTTAAGTAAATATTATGTGCTTGCTGCATTGTTATCCTGATGTTTTATGTCCTACATGCCATTTATTGCACGTCCTGCACCGGTACACCGTATATCTCTGTGCTTTGAGATTCGGGTTCTCTTGTAAGAACTCCCAAGCATCATCCTCGGTCTCGTATGTTTTCTTCGCCTTCCATGAGTGCTGCTTGCGAGTGTAGTGTTCGGGGTCCGGCTTGAACGGCGGAACCTTGTTGAAGTATTTGTGTCGGTTGTTACTCATGTGTTGTTTTTGTGTTGTTGTCGGTTGTGTTGTCAGAAAAGAGTAGGCTGCGCCAGCTCCAGTTTGATGCGCTTGCAAGCCTTGTCGTAATACTCCTTGTTGAGCTCGAAGCCGATGAAGTTGCGCTTCTCGCGGATGGCTGCAATGGCGGTGGTGCCGCTGCCCATACAGTTGTCTAAGATAGTGTCGCCTTCGTTGGAGTAGGTGCGGATGAGATACTGAATAAGAGCTACTGGCTTTTGGGTGGGATGGATCTTCTCCTTATCCCGAATAAATTCGAGTAAATTTATAGGGAAACGAGAACCATCACTTACTGTCACCGCTCCTCCATTTTGCGCTTGACATTTTCCTCGTACCATTGCAGCGTCTTTTCGTTGAATGCCATTTTTGCAGGCATAAGGCTTGCACCCCTTAATCATTTGAGGATGATACTCCATATACATTTTTTTCTTGCTTTCAGTTGTTGCAGCCATTCCGAAAACACATATGTCCTCTGTAATCTTCAATGGTTGATGATGGGAATTTAAGTAATTAGTACCGCTCTCTTTTTTCCATATCCAATTATACTTATACATATCTATGTTCGACATGATAAGCGCAGACGTGAAAGGTTGCTGACTAAACAAGACTATAGCACCAGTATTCTTTATGATTCTCTTGTATTGCTCCCACAACTTATCAAATGGAAGCACGCTATCCCAAGCACAAGCAGTCGTACCATACGGCAAATCGCACACGATGCAATCCACACTCCCGTCCGGGATCTTTTTCATTCCTTCCAGGCAGTCTTCATTATATATCTTATTCAGTTCTATCATGCTTTGTTATTTTGTAAATCTATCAGTTAAACCATTTCACAGTTGTCTCGCCCTTATACCCTTTCTCCCACACGAACCATGCGTAAGCCGCTGCGCTGCTGCCGTACTTGTCGAAGTCACCATTCATAGCACATTTCAGTCGCGACGAACTTACCCAAACACGAATGGGGGGGGTAGAACGGAACAGCGCGCGGCGTGCCTTGCCTTCGAGGAAAGTTAGCTTCAGAAACATCGCCACTTTCTTACCTTCGGGAATTATGCTCAGAGCTTTCTCAACGAACTGCTGCGCATATTTGTAGGGTGGATTGGTCACGATGTTGCCGTTCCACTCCTGGTTGTCAATAGCGAGAAAGTCAGCCACCTCGCCGTAACCTCTATCCACAAGGTCGCGGCTCACCACCTCGTACCCTGCCGCCTTTAGCACCTCGCTTATGTGTCCTTCGCCACACGCAGGTTCCAATATTCTACCGTCGAATTGTTCCAACCGGCAAAGCCACTCCGTAGCTTTTGGCTCCGTAGCGTAATAGTCCTCACGCTGTCGTTCTCCGTCAGCATGATTACTCGCTCCTAATGTCTTGAACACGGCAGCCGAGCCGCCCACCCAGTCCTTAGCCATTGTGAACCTCCTTTCCGCATTTAATTGAATAGTTCATGTCTTTTACATTTTAAATTGTCTTTTCAAGAAAGGATTGCTCTTTATGAGTTCTATCATTTCCTCCTCTGAGTGTAAACCCTCCCAAAATACTTCAGTATGTGAATATCTTCTTTCGTCGTCAATGGAGAACGGCACGGCATAGTTGGTATATATAACGCCGTGATGTTTTATCAAGTGGCGACCTGGATTCTTGTAGATATTATCGATCCACGTCTCGTTGTCACATTCAGTCCATATTTTGTATTCTTCGTGGGTAAGGCCTTTGTCGATACCCATAGGGTAGTGACCAGCCTTGCCGTTTCCTTCTGTCCCGAAATAGATAATTTTTGCCATATCGTGATTGTTTTATGTTGTTTATAATGTCAAGTCAATGCCGAACTTGCCCTCCAAGAACTTCTTGAAGTCCGGTTTACCGAACAGTCCTGTGCTTACCTTATTCCAATCTGCATCGGAGCTGTAAAATACGTCGCGAGTGAACCATTCGTAAACGTTGTCGTACCTCTGGCACGTCTTGCTGTCAGGATGCGCGTCCATAAATCGTTGCCCTGCACGGAGATAAGCCTTTGCTATCTTGGGATATTTCTGAAACTCGATAATGCGCTTGCGCCTTGAGACGAGAGGGCAGCACATACAGCCAAGGCGTTTCGATACGTCGATTTGCCCCCCCATTGTAATAAATGGGTGCGAGTTTTAACTTTCTGTCTATGATGAAGTCGCGCACGTCCTCATCGGTCCATTCCAGTATGGGATAAATCAGCTCTACGTGGTTTTTCTCCGTCTTTGCTCCGTAGTATCGGCATTGTGTCGGTTCGTTATACCTTTCATTTCGTTTTCTGCTCTCCGCCTTGCGTACACCGATAACACTTTTGTCGAGCACCTTGTATTCCTTCAGTTTTTCACAACAGAAACGGGAAAAGCGAGATGGGAATCCTTTCTGCGCCACGAGATGAAAAAAGAAAGCCTTGGCCCGTAGTATCTCCACGCCCATTTCCCTAACGTGTCCCCACGTGCCTGGCGGGTCAATGGTCGTATTCCTGTATATGGCCCGATACCTGATGCCCGCTTCTTTTGCCAGTTGAAGGATCACGTCAGAGTCCTTACCGCCCGAATAGGCTATCTCTATCTCGCCATCGTATCGTTTCTGTACACTCTGCAGCAAACGAATGGCGCGGTCAATCTTTCTCTGTAAATTCTCTGTTATCATATCGTTTGTATATTGTTTTTGTTTATGAAGTTTATGTTATGCCTATTACTTCGCTAAGGTTTTACCTATCACCTTATATTCCGTACTCCTTCAAATACCCCTCACACTTGAAACCCTTTCTTGGCGAGAAATCCTTAAAGTCGGTAGTGCAGAAAATCATTCGTTTGTTGCACCATCGAGCCATATCTTTCTGCCATTCGGGGATTGTGTGTTTTGTTTTAGTCGGGTCGCGATAAGGTTGAGCGTAAGCGTATATGGCTCTACCCTCATGTCTTTTGCGAAAGCCTTGTAGACGTTTCCACCAATAGTGCAGTCGGTGGTAGCACTCCTGAAAATCGTTCTTGCCACCAATCATTGTATAAAGGAAATACTCACCACGAAATCCGGCAGCGTTGATGAGCTGCATGGCTCGTTCACACTCTGCTATCTGTGCCGTGGTGTCGCAACCAAAGCGGATGCGAGAGTCTATCCATTTCACCTTGCCTAACAGATTGGCATATTCCGGAGTGACAAGCCGTGCATCCATCGCCTGATTGAAGTCGATATGCAGACCGAGGTCGATTATCTTCTTGAGCTGCTCCTTTGCATAGTCGCCCGCCGCAAGAATGTTGTTGTCCATCAGCACAACATGCGTGCGCCCCTCTATGGCAATTTCTTCTATATCCATGTAAGGACGTATGCACCCCTCCTTTTTCGGAACAACACACCAGAAGCATTTGTTAGGGCACCCCTCGGTAAGTTTGCCTACGGCTTGATTTTTCGGTAGCCAAGGGTACATCGCGTAGAGAGGTTGGAGCTTGTCTATCTCGTCGGGCAGACGCTTATAGATGTCGTAGCCCGTGCCACCCTTCTCCAGTCGGTCGTAAGAAAACTGGTTGAAGTCTATATCGGGCGAGAAATTGAAGACTTTGCTGGCATACAATATGTCGTAATGATGTCTGTTGAACAGGTCAATAGGTTGCGCCCATTCAACATCATCGCCCTGCATAGTGTGCCAACGGGCAATCTTGCCGAGAGCCACGTTAGGGTATATCGTAGCACCCCATTTCTTTTTGCCGTGTCGTCCGTCCACGTCTATAAGTCCTATTCTCATTATTTATTCTCCTTTATATATCCGAATGGCTACTAAAACAAATCATCCATCAAGAGAAAGTCGTCTAATGGAATACATACCTCTCCTTCTTTTTCTCCATTAGTTCCGAATATATCGTATCTGCCATACGCATCGAACAGTGGAGTTAATATGACTTTTTCCTCGTTTCTTATTTCAGCGATGAAAGGTGTAGGGTCTTTGTAGCGTGCATACCATTGTATTTTTTCATTCAGGCGGTGCAAATAGGTTTTTCTTCCCTGATATTCCACTTCTTCCTGAAACATGAAAATTTCCCCCTTAACGGCTTTGTCGATCAGGCGTTTTATCTTGTTGAACTTTTGCATCTTTTCCTTATTCTGCGCTTTTTTTATAACCATGGGATACTTCACTCTTCGTTCTTCCCTCTTCACTTTCTGTCTCCATATATTCAAAGTAATCCGGCTCCTCCGGCTTTCCGCTACTGAGCAGTTCTTCATCCTTGATTTCTTGGAGGTCTTTTGTGGTAAGCCCGTACTTTCGAGCCATGCGCAGCTTCTCCTCTTCGGTGTAGTTCACGCGGTCGCGCTTGACGATGCTCACGTCCTGCGTGATGGCAATGCGACTCATGTCCGGCATCTCGTCTGTAGCGTCCTTCTCCTCCTGAAAGTTGCCATACACGTTAGCCAAAGCCTGCATACCTTTATCTACTGCACGATCGTTATTCTGCTGCTTACCCGTGCGTATCAGCCATTCGGCACTGCTCAGATACATAGCCTTGTGTCGTGGACTCTCGTCGGTCTGGAAGAAACGTATCAGATGGTTGCATACCAGCACGTCGTTGTTGAGCTCCGTCACGGTACGCGGGCAGATATTGCCCTCATCGTCGAGAGTAATCTTCAGCGCAAACACATACTCCTGCGCCTCCTTATTGCTCTGCGCTGCCTGGTTGAAGAACATCTCATAGTCACGTCGGGCGATATTGCGGCACACCGTCCGAGGGTCGATGTCCTTGTTTTGCACCCATCGCTTGTAAAACTCCGAGCATATCTGCATACGGTAGCGTTGCTCCAGCTTTGGGAACGCCGTTTCTATACTTGTGCCGTAACTCAACCATTTGTCAATGCGAGCGAGCGTGTTTTGTGTAAGTCCTGACATATCATCATTAGTTTTTTTTCTTGCCTTAAAGTTACAATATTGCCCGTCCCCCATACGGACATACTTAATCTCCCCGCACCCCACAATGTCCGTTATGTGTAGTAACTAATCAGTAAATTTGTTGTATAAAATTCAGGACAACAACACAAAAACACAACACAAAACATGAACAATCCATTCTACGTTTCGCGAGCCATTGCCGCAGTGCTCGGCTTGCTGTGGGTTCACATCGAACCCTCGATCAATTTTATCACCGTGTGCTTCTTCGCCCTCATCATCGACTGCTATACGGCATGGCGGTGCAACCGTCGCATCTACCAAAGATACCGCGAAGAGATAAAGCGCAACCCGAAGTGCAAGATGGACGGCAAGCTGCGCTCCAAGAAGATGGCAAAGATGGTGTGGACGTTCTCGGTCTTAATCATGTGCATCTGCCTCGCCTCATATCTCGACCGTAACATTATTGGCTATATGAATACCCACCTCGCCAACCAGCTCACCGCCATGTACTGCCTCGTTCAGTTCGTCAGCATACTCGAAAACGAGAGCACCTGCAACGGAGCGGCTTGGGCAAGAGTATTGCAAAAGATTGTGGCAGACAAGACCGAGCGACACTTCAACGTGAAACTGAAAGAACTGATGAAGGACAAGGAAGCGGAGGAAGCAGCGAAAGAATAACAAACAAAACTAAGCAGTATTATGACAATAAGCAATATCCTTGAGCATTGGGCTTCCATCTACAAGCCCCTATCTCACAAACCCGAAAGCGAACGCCTCGAAGACCAGAGTTTCTTCCGCATCCGCTACATCGACCTTGAGAACATTTTCTCCCGGAACGCCAACATTGTTCATTCACCGTGTATGCTTCAGAGTGTAATTACTACGGGAGAACTCGTTGACGCTCGCAAGGCAGTAGTATCTCACCAGGTGTGGTTTCTCTTGAAACTAAAAGATGCTCCGCAGACCCTCGGTCGTTATAGCGGCACACAGCTCGAACGTGCCACAAGCGACCTTGTGGAGTATTGTGAGCAACTTGTTTCATGGCTCTTTGAAGTGAAGCGTACGGGCGTTTGCCCCATCACCAAACGTAGTTTTGCTGACGATGCGCAACTTCTTGCCGAACTTCGCAGCATCGACCCCGAATCGGTATCGTTTGGCGTTATGCCCGACATCTATGCTAACCAGTGGCTCATAGCAGGAGTGGACTGGAAGAGTCTCAAGCCGCTTTATTCTTTTCAATGTGGTATGAATGGGCAGTATATTCTGCCCAAGGACAACAGTCAAGAATAGGAGGTAGGTTATGGCAAGATTTATCTCTCCAGTACAATCGCCCTTCGCTCCATTGTCGCGTATCGCGCCGCTGTATCTCAGTCAGGCCCTCATGGACCTTGAGGCAAACATGCAGGCACAACGCATTTATCCAACAGAAGTATATCGAGGTTACGAGGAGATAAACCAATACCGTAGAGAGCACGGTATGTGGTGGTCTACGGGCGAGGGAGCAAAGTCGTTCGACGGACATATCTATCAGGCAGATGATACGTCGGGGTTGCTCACGGTAGGCATCCGCTACAATGACTATCTGCGCTACGTTGACCTTGGTGTCGGCTTGACAGGACACCCGTCTGACCCTGCCGCCCACATTACAGCAGACGTGGTAGACCGTCAACGTCCGGCAAGAAACGCCAAACGTTACATTCGTGGCAAATGGAATCGTAGGCAGGGTAAGTCACACCGTCCTGCCATCCTACGAACCATTCGCCGACTGCGTGACCGATACCGCAACTATCTTGCCGACTTCTATGGCTATCAAGGAGCTATAGATATTATACAAGCTCTCGAAGGCTTTGGCGAACACGCCAAGTCTACATTCTAAACACTAACACAACACAAAAACAGATATGGCAAATTTGAAGACCGAAGTAATCCTTACGATGAACGGCAAGGCTGCTATCCAGGTGCTCGAAGCCCTGAGAGATAAAGCCAAGTCAGTGAGAGAGGAAATAGACCATCTCGACGAGAAAGCCCCCGATTTCAAGCAGCGCAAAGCCGGGCTGGAAGAAGTGTATAAGGCTTTGCAGTCAGCTGAAACGGATGTTATAAAAGGCACGGAGCGACTGGACCATGCCCTTCAGAATCTTACATCAACATCACTCCAAAACCTCCGCAAGGCTTTGGGTGACGGTCGTCGTCAGTTGCAAAGTCTATCAGAAGATGAGCTGAAGGAAAACGAGGAAATACGCAAGAAAATGAAGCAGGTGGGCGACCAGGTCCGCTTGCTTGAAGGTCAGTATGTCAAGATTCCCGACGGATTAAAGAATATAAAGAACCAGTCAGACCAATGGCTCGACAAGGCTATCAAGCAACAGCGTGACCTCGTAGGCTCATTGGAAAAATCGGATGCGTCGTATCAGCAGAATCTCGCCACATTGAAGCAGCTGGAAGCCGAGGAGGATAGACGCAAGGGCAAGATGAGCAAGAACGATGCTATGGCGACTGTCTCTAATAAGTATGCCAATGCCTCGGAACTTCGTCGAGCCAAGACCACTATTACTGAGGTGCGTGACAAGACCGACTCTCATAAGGTAGGCGAGATAGAGCAATACAACAAGGCCTTATTGGAAATAGACAAGCGTCTTGGCGCAATTTCCGGACAGTTCGTTGACATTCAGAAAGGCATAGGTAATGTTAGTAATCAGTCAGACCAATGGCTCGACAAGGCTATCAAGCAACAGCGCGACCTCGTAGGCTCATTGGAAAAATCGGATGCGTCGTATCAGCAGAATCTCGCCACATTGAAGCAGTTGGAAGCCGAGGAAGATAGACGCAAAGGCAAGATGAGCGAAGCAGAGGCACGTCAAACGGTAAGTGATGACAATGCCTCTGTTTCGGATTTGCGTCGTGCAAAAGCAACACTTACGGAAACTCGTGACAAGACAGCTATCGGCAAGACTGGAGAGATCGCTTCTTACAACCGTGACCTTCAAGAGATAGAAAAGCGACTGGAGGCCGTGTCGGGCAAAGCTCAGAAAACATCTATGAGCTGGAAGCAGATGAAGCAGGTATTGGCTGAACCCGGCAAGGCTTCGGGCGAAGACATCAAGCGCACGATGGAAGTGATACAGCAGAAGATACAGCAACTTCCTGCTGGCAGCAAGTATGTAGCCGACCTCCGTCGCCAATACTCCATGCTCGAACAGACCCTCAAGGGCACCCGTATGTCGCAGAGTGCCCTCAACGACATTCTCACTCGTAACAAGCAGGGTAAAGCCTCCCTCGACGAACTGCGCCGTGCTTACAAGCAACTCGAAGAGGAACTAAACCAAATCAACACCAAGAGCAAGGAGTTTGCCGATAAGCAGAAGTCGATGAAGGAGCTGAAGAAGAACATCGACGAGGTGACAGGTGCAGCCAACAAGCAGAGTGGGGCATGGCATACAGCACTGAAGAACCTCACGGCATACGTTGGATTGTTTGCAGCGTTCAACAAGGCGAAAGAACTTGTGACGGGTGCCATTAAGAAGAACTTGGAGTATTCAGGCTCATTGACCGACATCCGTAAAGTCAGCGGTCTGACTATGGAGGATGTAAAAAAACTCTCTACTGAGTTGGCCAAAATTGATACCAGAACAAGCGTGGATGGGCTGGCACAGCTCGCCTATGAGGCATCTAAACTTGGCGTAGGAAAGTACGGAGTGGAAGGCATGACCCAATTTGTAAGAGCCGCCGATAAAATTAACGTAGCGATCGGCGAGGAAATGGGAGAAAAAGCCCTCCCGTCATTGCTGAAGATGACGGAAGTAATGGGACTTATCCCCAAAATGGGACTCGAAAGATCCATTGAAGCTGTAGGTTCTTCTATGTTTAAGTTGGCTTCTACATCTACTGCCACGAGCAGTGACATTACTGAGTTTGCAAAGCGATGTACGGGTGTGGCACGAACCGCCGGCATAACAACCGATCAGTTGCTCGCCCTTGGTAGTGCGTTCAGTGCGCAGATGGCTTCGCCCGAAGTTGCAGCTACTGCCATGTCTAAGTTTATTGTGGCGTTGCAGAAGAACCATAACTTGATAGAAAAAGACCTTGCTATTCCAGCCGGAACAATCAACAGCATGTACCAGGCAGGTAACGCTATGGATGCTATTGTCCTCATTCTTGAGAAGATGAAAGAGAAGGGCAACATGAATGCCCTTGGCGAAATCTTCAAGGACGTAGGAGGTGATGGTCAGCGTCTTATTTCTTCGATGGTTACTATGGCTAAGAATGTGGATATGTTGAAAGACCATCTCTACGAATCGCAGGAAGCCTTTGAGGAAGCTACAGCCGTAGGTAAAGAATACTCGATGCAGCAGCAGAGTGCCATCGGTATTCTCGAAAGAGCTAACAACCTTTGGGAAAAGGCGTTTGTTAATCCTGACGGAGTGGACGCTGTAAAGGGCATGGCGGAATGGTGGTATGAGATGTCGGCAACGATGACAAGCAGTCCGTTGTTAAAAGGTACGTTGCAGGTTGCTTTACAGATGGTACTTATAACATTGAAAGCCGTAGCGACCCTTCTGCCGGTAATCATTGGCTATATAGCTTCACAGGGTCTTTATTCTGGTTTGACCCTTCTGTGGCAATACTTGACAGCACTGGGTGTAGCGGTAAAGAGTATGTTTCAATACACAAGAGCTCTCTTCACGGCTAATGCAGCGCAAAGCACGTTAAACAAGACAATGAAGCTAAACCCCTGGATAGCTCTCGCGAGTGTTGTTGTCGGCGTGGCAGGAGCTATATATGGATATACACAACGTGCAAAGGAGGCGGCTGAAGCAGCGAAGGAAGCTGAGAGACAGGCAAACGCATGGAAATCCACCCTCGGTCAGGCAGCGATAGAAACGGAAAACTTGAAGGATAAGCTCAAGAACTATAAGCGAATGTTGAGCGAGGCAAACCTTTCACAAAAGGACCGTCAAGGTCTTATCTCAAGATTTAACAGTGATTTCCGCTCGTACATCAATAATCTCGGCATTGAGATAAAAAACGTCAAGGATTTACGCGACCATTATGCCGATTTGGCGCAGGAGGCCGAAAGAGCTACCTATTATCGTATGCGTGAGCAAGTAAAGCAACAGGCCTTGCCTAAGCTGGACAATGACGTAAACACGGCTTCCAATGCAGTTATGGAGAATATAACGAAGTTGGGAATAGACAAACTCGGTGTGAAGTTTAAGGATATATACCGGTGGGTGAAAGCAGGAATGAGTGCCAAAGACATTACTCTGAAACTGGCGAAAATGTTACCGAGGGAAAAGACAGGATTGGTTGATGGGCTTAACTGGAAGATAGGCAAGGATGGTTACATCTACCGTGATACCTATGATAAAGACCATAAAGCTGCCCCCGCTACTGACTTTCAAACACAGACTGAACTCGCCGAAATGTATCGCGACAACCTCTGGTTTGTCAATGCTTACAAAAGGAAAGCAAAGAAATTAAAGCAGATTAACAAGGCTTTTATCAACTGGGTGGACGATGACTACCAACCAACTCCTCCCGAGACACCCGGTACTCTCGAAAACAAGGCTCCCGATAAGGACGCTATTGCACAGGAAAAACGAGACAAGCGCGACCGTGAGCGTGCTTGGCGTGAGAAGTTGAAGCAGAAGCAGGATCAGGCGAAGGCTATCATGGATGACGTGGACAACTACTACGACCGTCAGATTAACGCTAAGTTGGCTCAAGCCATATCTCTTAATATGGACAAGACCGAGCAGGAGCAGTTCGTTCTGCCTTTGAGGCAAAACAAAGAAACAGCTCGTTCGCAGGTGCGTCTTGCTGTTGCAGGTAAACCAAATAAGTGGGAGGATGCAAAGAAGATGATGACTGCTGATATGGTGGAGCAAGCGGATGAGACGGGTGTAAATCTTTCGGAAAATTTGCTTGACGGTATATTGAAAAACAATATCGGCAATCTACGCAAACTCATGGAGCAGTTCGGTAAAAATCTCGGTTTGTCTATGAACTCCATCACGGCAGAGATTTTTGCAAAAGCCACTCGTAGCGAGCAGGAAATTCTGAAGATGAAGCTTAAACAGATGGAGGCTCGCCGTAAGATTGCTATGGAGCATGACTATACGGGCGTTGTTCAGCAGAACTCGTATGACAGCTTTAACGAAATGGGTTTTGCAGCCCCTACGAAGGAAGAGACTACTGTCACCAAAAAAATGGTTGACGGAAAGGAGATTCTTGATACGTCTGCTTTTGATAAGCGCAGAAAAGCTATCAAGGATATGTACGAGACAGCTCGCAAGGAACTCGCCCAGCTATATACCATTGATGTATCAACAACGGATGGTAAGGGAATGCTGATGAAGATGCTCTTTGGCGATGATCCTGACGGTATGGCTGCTCGAATAAAAGCGTCATTGGGCGAAAGCGAGGAAAGCTGGAAGGCTTTTTACTTGAATCTTATCCAGTATTCGGATAATTACGCGGAAGCCAAAAAGAAAAAGTACGACTCGACAAAGAAAATCTTAGATTTCTGGTGGTCTTCCAATAAGCGCAATCTTGCCCAGCAGGACAAATTGCGCAAGATACAGAATGAGAGCAACCTTTTCGGCAAGCGCACAAACCTCCTTTCTAATCTCGGTCTCGCCAATCTTACAGCCGACCCTGAAATAGAGCTGATGAAGGCGCGTATGCAAGCTGCTGAAGATTATTACGCCTTTGTGGAACGTAACACGAAGAACAAGCAGCTTGTCGACGAAGCCGAACGTGCTCGCCAGGAGGCCGAACTTGCTTATGCCAATCAGATGGCAACAGCCATGAAGTCGCGTCTCTCGCAGATGAAGGAACTTGTGCAGCCTATCGAGGACTTCGGCGCAGCCGTGGGACAGGCTCTTGCCGAAATGCGCTATGATGCAGAGAGTGCAAACGACGCTATCAGGTCTGCCCTCAAATCCATGCTTGAATCCTGGGCGAAGATGGCACTCAACGACGTAAACACACAAATGTGGAAAGCCATCAACGATGCCGGCGCGAAACGAGGCAGAAAGAACGCACAGCCCGATATTGATGCGGCGCGTGCTAATGCCAAAGCTAATGCGGTAACGATGAATACGTCGGATATTGGCACAGCGGGCAATCCTGCTCATGTAATAGTGGACAACGAAACAAAGCCATCGGATTCTATTGCAGACAAAAAGACAGATGTCGTTGTACACTCGGAACCAGGTGGACCTGATGCGCTCCCCACGGTTGCTCACAAGGATTTGCCTGCACCGGCTTCTCCTATTTTGGTAGCGAACAATACCGAAAGGCATGGGGCTGGAGGGCTTTTTAAGAGTGTCGCCCCCGACACTCTGCCTTCTTATCCGTCGAAAGATAAGGTTAGCCCAGAACTTCCGGTAAAAATAAAAGATGATAATGTTGTTGACTCTCGTTCTAATTCTCAGGAAAAGTCGGATTTGCAGCACGAATCTCTTTCGCGCGTAGAAGAGAAGAGAAGGGGTAATTTTCCATCTGATTTCCATCCCGATCTATACCCTGAGATTACAGGCAATTCAAAGAAAGAAAGTCCTGTACCTACGGTTGATACAAAAAAATACGAACCGCAGGCAAACGCGGCACTAAAGCGTGCGCATAATAACAATAACCTTCAAAATGAAGAACATCGGGAGGGTGTTGTTGGTTTAGGCGATATACAAGAAAATGTTCGAGGTCTTTTAGAGGTTGCTAAGGATTTACAAAGCAAGGTCTCGGATAGAACAGATAGCAATGTTGGTAGTCCGGCGGAACAAACAGAGGAATCTGATTCTTCTGCAAATTCTACGTCGTATTTCGACCCTGCTCATCGTACACAAAAAGCATTACCCGCAGATGCTCAGGAATCTCAAGGCAAAGTTCGCAAATCGCCTTCAAATCAAAAACAAGGTTCTCCAGCGTTAAAGGGCGTAGCAGAACAGGCAGGAGGTTCTTTTGCTGATGCCATTACAGGACAATCTTCCTTTGCTGAAGCAGGTGCAGGAATTGTAATGGGCGGAGTAAATGCTGCGCTTAATGCAGATCTCAGTGACAGTAAGAAGAAAAAGAAAGAGGAAAAGCAGCGCAAAAAACAGCTCCGAGAAGAGAGGAAGCACCAAAAAGCTCTTTCCAAAGAGGTCAAGCAGGGCACAAAGGAGCGCGAGAAGACTACCGACAAGGGCGTGAAGAATATGACCGTCACAACGGAGCAAGGAAATAAAGAGCAGAGTAAAGGCACAGAGGCTGCGCAGCAGACTATGCTTAGTGCAACAGATGGAGTTCTTAACGCTACTCTCGTTGCAAAACAAAAAAACAATGATGCTGTTGTGCAATCGGATGCAGCGCGTACTGAAAGCGAGGTGACATTCTCTATCGCTGGAGCAATGGCAAAGTGCTTTGAGTTCTTAGGTCCGATCGCTGGTCCTATTGCCGCTGCCGTAGTCATGTCGACTCTTATGGGACTTCTTCAGTGGGCTTTAAGTTCAGCTCTTGGTGGAGGAAAGAAGAAAAACTCAACCAAGGGTCCTAATACTAAGGTTGTATCTGGTATGCTTACCTACGACTCCGGCAACGTGCAAGACCTTCGTCCGTTCGTCGGCAACGATGGTAGTCTCTATTGGGCAACCGAGGACGACAAACCACACAACGGTGTGTCGCTCCTCACTCAGCCTACCGCTACCACCATTAACGGCCGTCCGTCGCTGGTAGCCGAGAACGGTCCTGAGTTGGTAATCGGACGTGAGACTACGCAAGCAATGATGATGAATAATCCGCAACTGCTGAAGGCTCTCGTCAATTACGACCGCAACTATTCCGGTCGCCGCGCCTACGACACTGGCAATATAGCCGAGACAAGCCCCACAACCACCGCAGGAACTTCCGTAACTGATGAAATGGAGTCTTACCAAGCAAACACCAACGTCGCCCTTCTACAAGCCGTAAACACGCTCCTGCAACGCCTGGAGCAACCTATTGAGGCAAAGATTGATATGTACGGTCGTGGCAAACTCTATGACAGCATGACAAAGGCTAATCAGTTTATGAAGAACAAATAGCCTTCCATAAGCTGCCTTTGCAGTAATCCGCAAGTAGTAAAGCATTTCTCTTGCGCTATTTTTCGCAATCAACAAAGCATTTATTAGGTCGTCACGCTGTTAGGCGAGGCGACCTTTTCTTTTGCGTTTCACTCGCATTTATTCCGTTTTTCTCACTTATTCAAGAATAAACTTCCGCCCCAAGAGTCAAAGTCCCCAAACTCTTGTAATTCCTTAATAATCATGGATATTACATATAATCTAATCATCAAAAGTCCACAAATCTACTAAAAAAACACTACTACTATATATAAATTTCGCCAATTTTCTTTCTTTCCCATTTTCAAGACTCCCCAACCCTAACAATATAGTTAGTAGCATTAACGCCTATGGCGTAAATAATTGACATTTAATAAGTTGTAGGATATAGGGAAAGGCAAAGCAATGCCGAAAAAACGCTATAAAATGCCTTATTTCTTCTATTCTTTATATTTTTTTTGTTCTTTGCGCTCGTATAGATATATAAAAAATTACCCCATTTTTAAACTTTTAATTGATAAGTAGTGGAAAATCAGAAAGTTAAATCACTTTTTGAAAAAATCATTGGGCGGTCACGAAGTGGATTTTGGGTGGACAGTAGGAGCGTTTTTCAAAATTACGAACTTTTCGTTTTTTGACATTTTTTGAAAAAATGGACTCGAAAACAAAAAACTGGACTTTTGAAGAATTAAAGTCCAAACAGAACTAACGTATGAAAAACATAACTAAAATATTGTTTATATCAATTTTAATTATTAAATTTGCAACCGACATAATAACCCAGTTATTTCTACTTATAAAATATGTTTGACGAGATATGCTCTATATATTCTGATGCGCTCGACAATGTAGGTCGGTATGTAGACCGTGAAACTGGTGAGTGCATTCAGCAAATGACCATCCGCGAGTTCTGCCTTACGGATCGTTGGAAACCCTATGTGCAGCACCTTCGCGCTATGCGCAAAGAGTATGGCAGTAAGGCGAAGAAGATGCAGGAGTACATCGACACAAAGAAGCAGTTGCCTGGAGCTACACTTAGCGGGCTGTTCAGCATCTACGACGATGAGTGCATACGTAAGGATGGGTCGAAGTTTATAGCTCCAGTCTCGCGTCGAGAAACTCATCTGAAGCAACACACTGGTTGGCTCGCCATCGACATAGACCTTGCGGACAACGCCCATCTGAGCAACTTTGAAAATGTGCGCTTCGCTTGCGGTTATCGTCCTGAAATAGCCTTGCTGATGCGGTCGTGCTCCGGCAGTGGATATTTCGGTTTAGTAAAACTGGCTTATCCTGAACGGCACAAAGACCAGTTCAAAGCTCTACTAAAAGATTATGCAGCTATCGGCATTACGCTTGACAAGGCTTGCAGCAATATCGGACGTGTGCGTTTCGCTTCATGGGATGATTCTGAGCACATATATATAAATAAAAATGTGGTGCCGTATAAGGGACTGGAAGGTGAGCAAGCTCAGCTTGTCTCCTTGGCTTCACGCCAAGCGTATCGCTCGCACAATGCGAATGTAGAGTATAAAGCCGAAGGCAACTCTAACTTCTGGGAACAGCAGCGTGTGCAAGACAGATTGGTCGAGGTTATTGTGCAGGAACTTGTGAGCAACCATCGGAATATTACCGAGAGTTATGACGACTGGGTGAAAGCGGGATGGGCATTGCGATCACATCCGTATGGTTTTGACCTATTCCACCAACTATCAAGATGCAGCTCCAAATATAATGAAGCGCAGACAAACCTGAAATGGCAGCAGTTGGGAAGCAGTCAGACCGTGACGTACAACTATCTCATTCATGCTTGTAAGGTGGCATTGGGAGAGGAAACATATCGTCAGATTTGTAGGCGAGTTTGGAGTGAGCTGAAGGAGTAAAAATAAAGGGAAACGCCTTAAACACTTTACAAGTGTTAAACCGAATACTCAAAAACGGCAAAAACGCCCACGTTTTCGCAAAAAATGAGGCTTACGTGTGTTTTACGGTGGTCTTATGATTCTATATTGATTGCTCAAATGTTAAAATTCAAACAAAAAAACAATATATGAAACTAATAACAATTACTGGTTCGAGTGGTGCAGGAAAAGACACCGTTGCTCGGATGCTGTCCGACTTGGGTGGATATAAAGTGTTGTGTTCTTATACCACACGTCCGAAGCGTGAAGGCGAGATTGATGGTGTGGAACATCATTTTGTGGAAAAATGCGACGTGCAGCACGACAAGATGTTAGCATACACCCAGTATGGTGGCTATGAGTATTGGACCACCATCGACCAGGTGACAGACAAGGCTGTTTACGTTATTGACGAGGACGGTCTGAGAGCCTTGTGTGAGAAATTCCCCAGCATCGAGCTGTTCAAGGTTTGCGTGTCGGCATGGGAAGCAACCCGACTGCGCAGAGGGGTGTCGCAGGAACGTATGGATCGCGACAGACAGCGCAATCTTCTGCCCTTGCCATTCTACGATGCAGTAATCTTCAACAACGGCTCTCTCCAAAGTCTGTTCGACAAGGTGCAGCTACGAGTATTGTGTAAGCTTCAAAAATAATAAACTAAAATTTATAAGTAATGAAATTCATCGAACCACAAGTGGAATGGTGGCGCCAGACATCTCTTCCACGACATATAGCAAGAGTGGGCAGAATATGCTACAAGGCTAAGGGCAAGCAGCCCGAAGAAGGAATAACCGAAGAGAAAGTGGAAGCGTTCATTCAGAAGCGTGACGAAGAACGCTGCAAGGGGTTCTGGGAAAGCGGACACCGCTCGATGTATCGCCACGGCACAATATACTTTTTCATGCCCAACGAAAAGGGTCTTCCTAACTACATTTGGGCGTATCTGAACGCTTCTCCCTACATCGACTATGCCACAAAGAACCATAAGGTATGGATCAGCACTAATATGCAGTTCATGCTTGAGAACAAAAACCTGATGGACGCGCTTAGTCCGTATGGTATTAGCGAAGAAAAGTTTATTGAGAAGGCTCAGAAGTACGAGTGTGAGGAAGCATTCTCCATTATCCGCATGACGCTGGTAGTGACTACACAGATAAGCACATCGCGCGAGCTCAACCGCACATCGCCCAACAGCATAGCCGAGCAGAGCACACGCTATTGCAATCTGGAGAAGAATGGTGGCGTACAGATAGCACGTCCGCATTGGTATTTTTATGGCACTCGTTGGCAGCGTATGGTGTATCGTTGTGTATGCCGAGTATGCGAGTGGGGCTACAACCGACTTCTGAAGTCTGGATTGAAGCCGGAGGATGCACGAGGTGTTCTGCCTCTTGATACCTATACTGTTGTGGCATATACATACACGATTGCCGACTGGAAGCATATTCTTGACCTTCGTTATCATGGCAAGACCGGCACACCGCATCCTAATGCAAAAATTCTTGGCGAGAAAATACGCTACATCATCATTGTGCGTATGCGCCAGTATTGTGAGAAGTTTGACATTTAATCATCAATATAAACATATATATCATGGCAAATTTAACTTTAAACGAATATCAGGACAAGGCAATGAGTACTTGTATGCCTGAGAGCGACAATCTCTTCTATATGCTTGCCAATCTCGTAGGTGAGGTTGGCGAGTTTGCGAGCAAAGCCGGCAAGCACATGCGTAAGGGCAAGCTGCATATAACCACAACACAACGTGATGAAGAAGGCAAAATCCTGCATACGCAGGTGTGGAACGTATCTGACGAGGAACGTCGTCTTATGCTTTCTGAAATCGGTGACATTCTCTGGCAGACAGCAGGACTGGCAAAAGTGATGGGCGTTACGCTCGAAGAAGTGGCAGAAGAAAATCTCGCAAAACTTGCCTCTCGCAAGCAGCGAAATGTAATTTCCGGCGAAGGAGATATGCGTTAGTTTTTGTTTGATAATCGACCTTATGATAAATAGCATAAATTATGGCTAAATCAAATCCTATCAAAGCGAGAGAAGAACTTGTTAGCAACCAGCCCACTATTTACTCTTTCCATTTCAAGGATGTGCCCACAAGCAAGTATGCCGAGACCCTCGATGTGCTCTTTCACAATCCCGACTATAATGACGCTGTAGAGAAGCGCAACCGACTCGTAAAGTCGGCTGAACGTTTGCGTCCAGGTTCGAGCGAAATGGTGAACCTTGTGCGCACCATTCAGCAGCATGATCGCAAATTGGCAGACATCATGTATGCTTCCATCGTGCAGACAAACCTACATTCAGATGTTAGCTATGATTTTCTTTCGTTCGGTACTTTGCTGAAGTATTATGTTGACTACAACAAGGACGGTATGCGTGAGCGTGTTGACCGCATGGCAGCCAATCTTGATAAGGTAACGTTCCTCGCCGATATGCTTGAGAGTGTTGTTACCGATGTTAAAGCCGATATGCGCGAAATATTCAACGATGGTATAGAGTTCAATCAGTTTGATGCTGTACTGAAGGTGCTTACTCAACTACGCGGATTCTTTAAGTCTGTCCGACGTGGTGATGCCGATTCGCCCGAAGCGCAGCTCTACTTCGACTACTCTGACTCTATCAATGATTATCTTGAGAAGCGGCTGAAGACCTATACCGACAAGTATCGCAAACTGCATCCGGTTGCGCAAGTTTACACTGAAGCCGACCTTGTAGAAGGTCTTAACCAGTTCTTTGGTCGTAACGACAAGTTCGACATGAGCGTTATCGCTCATACCGAGTCTGGAGGCTGCTATATTGACTTTGCACAGCTCTGCCTCCGTCTTAGTCGTAACGACATTGAGAAGATAGAAAAAGTGACCGGCAAGATGCAGTCTAACAACATAACCGATGTTGCATTGCGCTACAGCTTCAATGCCACTGATTTAATTATGGGCCAATATAAACGGCCCAAACTAAAATAATAACCGTTATGTCTAACATTTACCTTCGCCTACCTACCAGTCGTTGCCAGTTCTTCCGTAATCGCGACCCCAAGCATGTGCTTGCCAAGGATGAGCCGTTGGTGTTTAGTGTCTATACGCATGAGCATTTTATCCTCCGTCATTATATTACGAACACAACGGAACAATCTCGTTCGCTTGATCCTCAATGTTTTTCGCACCAGCAATGGCGTAACATGATGGCAGGGCGGCATCCCAATGGTGGAACTTCAATATTGCTTCGTGATAATCAAAACTATCTTTCTTTTGACGAAGTGCAACGTATTTTTGGCTATCGTGATTACAATAAAAGTGAAGATATGGACTATATCTGTATTCGTTTGCCCTACGAAGTAGAGGTTGTTGATGTCGTAAAGCAAGTTACATCGACGTGGAATCTCACTAAGGAAGGTGTGTGGCAACTCAAAGCTGCGCTTAACAATGAATTTAAGCGCAGCCTTATAGAGTGGGCCATGTCTACTTTTGACTATTGCATCTCCAACAATCGTATTATCTGTCGTAAGCACGTAGCTATGCTTGAACGCTTCCTAATGCGTTACGGTATTGACCCTACCGAGCAAGAGAAAAACAATATGAGGCGCGTCATTGATCGTTGGTTTGCTACGGAGCACAAGAATTTCAAGGCTTATTCTTGTGCTGATATGCAGTTCATAGACGAGAGTGAGCGCACAGTCTCGTTCGAGAGAATAGAATGGGAATAACGTTTCTATGTGAACAACTGTTAAATGATTTTATAAATTAAGTTAAAAAATGACCCTTTTTAAAAAGTAAATGGAATTGTCAAATAAATGCAAAGAATTGTTCCTTGATGGCATTACCGATGTAATGTTTTACCCAAGGGAAGAGTGTGTTATACCGATACCCTTCAGTATGGCACAAGTGTTATATATTAATAATTGTAGTTTCCCTGCCGAGCCAACTTTACGCTTGGCTACGAGTGGCGAAAACTACGTTATTGTAGAGAATCTTAAAGTGAAGATGACGTCCGCCAAACAGGGCAATGGCACTATATATACATATAATATTAGTGCAAATGTGGCAAATGGAGGCGAAAATGTGGCTGAAGCGTACCGAAATATGCGTGATAAGGAGTATTACGTGGTATTGCGCAAGATGGACGGTTCGTTGCAGTTGTGCTACACCTTGCCCCATACATTCGACATAGGTAGCACCACAGACCATAGTCAGACTGAGTTGGCGCGAACCGTCACTGCCACCACACAAGCCCTGTCGGAGCCGATACCTATCACACTTCGAGACGCATAGTATTTTAGACCATTTTTCAATGCCTTAGATTATATATTACGTCGTTGTCCGCGAGGATAGCGGCGTTTTTTTGTCCTAAATATTACCGAAGCAGCCTTTAATTTTGCATACGGATAACACAGCGGAGTGGTAGCAGTTGGTAGCTCACTTGGTTCATACCCAAGAGGTCGAAGGTTCGAGCCCTTCCTCCGCAACATGGTCAGTCGGTAAAAAGATTGATTTTTCAGGATAACAACACAAAACACATTTTTACTAATGAAAGGCTTATTTGAAATACTTACCGGAAAGAAGTGGATGGTTAGTCCCGACTTCGTGCATGGTATTCGCAAGTCGCTTGAGCACAACCTAAACACTCATGCGGCTTTCAGCAAGCCGGAGAAGAGCTGTGGATATGTCACCGCAGAGGATGCCGAGGGCAACACCTACTATCCAGAGGAATATCAGATTTCGGAGGATGGCAAGCAGGTGAGAGGCTACTGGACTTTGGACCTTCCTGATGACGACGAGCACGCACAGAACTTCCCCTTCGTTTCGGTACTTTCCGTTGACGGTCCTATCACTCGCAACGGCGGCTATTGCTCGTATGGCTCTATCGACCACCGCGACATGATGATGCGAGCTGCCGACCATCCTCTTTGTCGTGGTCACGTTTTCGTCATCAATACTCCCGGCGGTTCGGCATGGGCAAAAAACGACTATGCTCTTGCCATTGACTATGCTCACTCAAAAGGCCAGAAGGTGATTGCTTTGGTTGATGGTTTGTGTGCCTCGGCAGGAATGTATCTCGCTTCTCTTTGCGATGAGCGCTATTACATGAACCCCAAAGATCAGGTCGGTTGTATCGGCGTAATGGCAGCGTTCTACACTTTGCCCGATGGAGCGAAAGACGAGTACACCGACGAGACCTACCATGAGCTTTATGACCCCGAGTCATTTGACAAGAACAAGGCTTATCGCGACATTGCCAATAAGGATGATGACAAGGAGCTTATCAAAGAACTTGCCGATCTTGGCGTTGAGTTTCGCGCCGATGTCAAAAAAGCTTGCCCTAACGCAAAGGACGAACACCTGAAAGGCAAAGTGTTCAATGCAGAGGACGTGAAGGGCATTTTGATGGACGGTCAGTCGTCATTTATGGGAGTAGTGCAACACGCCTTTGAACTTTATGATGGCAGAGCCGAACTCATCAACCGTGAGCAGGCAGTTGAGCCACAGAACGAGCCGGAGATTGATCCGGAGTCAGAGGAACCGGAAGCAACCAATACAAATACTAATATCAATATGGAGAAATATCCTCTTATTTGCAACGCTTGCGGATTGCAGGCTGGCGAGATTGCCGTTACGGAAGAGGGCGCGTATATGAACGCCTCGCTTCTTGACTCTCTCGAAGCCCACATGAAAGAAGCTGAGCAGAAGGTGACTAACGCAGAGCAGAAAGTCACCACAGCGGAGAACGCTCTCGCAGAATTGCAGGGCAAGTTTGATGAAATCTCCGCTCAAGTAAACGCAGCCAACGAAGCAAAGGAAGTCGCGGAGACCGCACTCGCCCAGGCTAACGAGGCTCACAGTACAGAACTAAGCGACCTTAACGCGCAGCACACCGATGCTCTTGCCAAAAAGGACGACGAGCTGAAAGCTCTCGCCAAGGCAAAGGACAAAGAGATTGCCCAGCTCACAGCCGACAAGACTGATGCCGAGGCAAACCTTCAGACCGCTAAGGACGCGCTTGCTACAGCCGAGCAGACCATTGCCGACAAGCAGGCTCAGATTGCCGCGCTCACCAATGAGGCTGGCGAAGAGCTAAACAGCGGCGAGGCTCCTGAGAACAATGGCGAGGGTGTGAAAACTCCGCAGCTGCGCTCGTTCGATGGCAGCAAGTACAAGACCAACGTTGAGCGAAAGGCTGCTTTCCGGCGCTTCCTGCATGGCGAGGAAGAGAAATAAAAACTCTCAACCAACACAAACAACAAAACATTAACAAAGACACAAAAGCACAACAATTATGGCAAATTTACCTAAAGATTTTATCGGCCTTGACGCGCTTCAGCACGTAGCCGAGGAGGTTGCTAAGGAAATTGTGATGGGTCCTGGCTATTCGGATGCCGAAGAGATGGACCGCCTTGGCATTGACATCATCACTGGTGTTCAGTTCAAGCGCACTTTCCACTTGTTCATTCGCAAGGGTGGCACCACACGTCGTAAGGACGTTCACCGCGAAATCAACAGCGAAGCTGGATTTTTGAAAGAGCGTACGCTTACCTCGAAGCTCTCCTGGGATAAGTTTCCTGGCAATATAGACGACTTCTGTGAGACAGTATTCGGCACCGACGCTCAGGGTCAGTTTCCTCTCTCTTCACAGGCTGTAGAGGCAATCCTCAAGGACTATGCTGACAACCTCGCTGCTAACTTGTGGTTCGGCGACATTACTCTTGACAATGGCGGTGACTCAGTTCCTGCTCGCGATCAGGCCATGGCTCTCTACGACGGTTTCCACACTTGCATTAAGCACGACATCGAGGACGGTCTTATCTCAGAGGCTAACGGCAACCTCGTTCCTTGTAAGGCTATTTCGGCTCCTGCTGACAACAACGACTCTACTCCTTATGACAACTTCATCGAGTGGCACGCTAATTGGGACGAGCGTCTGCGCAAGGTTCCGACATGGGTTTACATGAACGAGGCAACTGCCATGAACATTGCAGCAGGTTATGCTAACAAGTTCCACGGCAACTTCCGTGTAGAGTACAACCAGGGCGACAATTTCAAGTTGCCGGGTCTTTCTAAGGTTACTATCTGTCCTATCGCCAACTTCGGCGCAGGCGACCGTATGTATGCAAGCATCGACAAGAACTTTGTCTATGGTGTTGACACACTCAGCAACCAGCAGTATGTAAGTGTTCGCCTCGGCTCCGACCGAGATCACAGAGACTTATCTTTCCAGATTCAGTCAATCCAGGGAGCAGGCATACGCAACTACTTGAAATATGCTCTCTGCGTCAGCGACGGTAATCTCGTTGCTCCTGAGTATGTAGCCGGCGACTACGATAACACTATGCTCGTGATTACCCTTGCTGGTACTGACGGTCAGAAACCAGACGGTACAGTAAAGGTAAATGGCACAGGTTACACCAAGCCGCTTGAAACTGCGCCTAATCAGATTCTCTCTCTTGAGGCAGTCGATGGTACTACCTACAAGTTTGCAGGTTGGAGCAACGGCAAGACCGAGAAGAAGATTCAGCTCACCGCCACCGGCATGAACATGGGCTTGACAGCTTTCTTCAAGAAGAACGGTTAATACCTAACGGAGTTTCTTTCACTCTATATTTTCACGGGCGACGGTCGTGGCTGACCTGACGGAACATGCTTACCCGCCGCCCTTCTTTTAAACAATACATTCAACAACACAAAAACTCATAAGAATATGGCAGTAACAGCAACATGTCCTGAGATTAAGGATATTCTCGCCGCTAATGAATGCTTAGAGAACTTTGGCGGCCTTGGCATCAATGTGTATGCTTTCAACAAAGGCGACCTCAAGACTCCTTTGAAAGCAGAAAAGAACGTTTATCCTGCTCTGACCGCCGAGTCGTTCAACACTGGCAAGGGTCTCTACAAATTTGAATGCAAAGAAAGTAGTCAGGGACACACTTTCGAGAGCCTTGGTCGCAGAAAAGGTTTCAAGCAGCAGCTTGATTACGTGCTTGAGAGCGTAAACGCAGAGTCTGCAGAATTGGCTCGCGCCCTGAACAACCTTGACCTTGGTTATATTATCCAGGATGGCGAGAAGAGTATTATCGTGTACGACCCTCAGCACAAGTTTGAGTATGCTTCGGGTGGCATTAAGGGCGACACGGGCAAGAAGGCCGACGACGACCGTCAGGTGGAACTGTCCGGCTCTCTGCAACCATGTACATACGGACGTTACGAGATTACAGAGCCTGAGACCGGCGGTTGGGACTCGCTTCTCGCGTCAAAAAAAGGGTAAGCGATATTGACGCACAGAGCGAAAGCAATATCGCTAAGGAAGTGTTCGACGATGCCGACTCTTCTTTCTTCAGCACAAGTGAAGAAGGAACGACGGCAAAGAAGAGCAAGAAATAATCGCTCATACGAGAAAGATTTTTTCGTCATACGACAAATCCCTGCATCTATCCTTTATTTACAAAAGGTATGGATGCAGGGATTTTTATTATATATATTAGTATTCTGATAAATTTATACTAAAATTAGCGTTTTTAATACAAAATATAATCTAAATTAGATAATTGTCTTTAATTTTGCAATTAGAAAAGCTTCTTTGATTACATTGTTGTAAACGTAGAATAACTAAAAATATAGGTTTTATGGAATTAAGACATTTACGCTCCTTTGTTTATGTCGCCGAAACAAAGTCGTTTAGTACGGCTGCCACACGTTGTTGCGTCACCCAGTCGGCGGTAAGCCAGCACATTCGCGCCCTGGAGGACGAGTTGGGTTGCAAACTGCTTATCCGCACTTCGCACGGCATTATGCTCACTGAAAGCGGCGAAGCCCTGTTGCCTCGTGCCAAAGAAATACTGAAGCAGACCGAGGACTGCAAAGAGCAAATCAATGCCCTTAACAACTGCATGACCGGCGAATTGCGCATAGGCGTAGGTTCTTTTATTGCTCCGTATGTCCGTATGGCAGCATTGATATTTATGGAGAGATACCCCAACGTGCGTATCAATGCCGAGTTCACCAAAGCATATATTCTTAACCAATCGCTAAGGGCGCACATGTTAGACCTTGCTTTCACTATGAATATGGCTTACAGCCACGAGGGAATAGAGACTACACCCTGCATACCCTTTAATGTGTATGCTATCATGCGCGATACCCATCCGCTTGCCTCACTTCCAAAGGTGTCGTATGAAGACATTCTGAAGCACCCTATCATTATGCCCGACGTAGGCGAACGTGCGATTGAGACCTTTCAAAAAAACATTCAGCGCGACCTATACAAACTCAACATCAAGTGTATCATCAGCGACCCCGACGAAGCCCTTGCTTCGGTGGAAGAAACCAAGTACGTCACCTTCATGCCTAAGCTCTACCTGCGCAACCACCCTACCCTTGTAGCGCGTCCCGTTGTCGGACTCGAACAACAGTTGATGAGCAACGCCCACTGGATGCAGGACGTACCCAAGAAGCGAGCCGCACAATTATTTCTTGACATCATCCGCGACGAAGTGGTGCCATACATTTCCGTAGCCGAAGATTCGCAAGGGAAGTTCACACCGCATCCCCGATAGTCATTAGAATATCTTATACTGTACCGAGCCTCACGTTAGCAGCGTGAGGCTTTTTTATTTTAGTATTAGCCGAAATTATACGTTATTCCACGGCAAGAACACTTAATAAGAAACACTTCGCCCACACCACTTTCTCCCCTACCTTTGCAACAAGTTCAATAATGAACGAAATCAACCAAACACAAAACACTATGCAGATTAAAACTAATGACGGCAACTATGATGTTGCCAGCAAGGGACTTGGCAATACAGCCTTGGGTCTCGGCATCGCAGGCTTGGCAACGAGCCTATTGGGAGGCAGCGCCTCGCTTCTGGGCATCGGAAGAAACAACGGCATGACAGCCAATCCTACCGACCCTGATGCGCGTTTCGTAACTAAGAGTGAGACTAACCTCATCCAAGAGAACAGCACTCTGAAAACCGAACTCGCCATTCAGAAGAGCGAAAACTACACCGACAAGAAGCTCGTGGAAGTGACACAGTATCTCGATACGAAGTTGCGCCGTGTAGAAGACAAAGTGGATGCAAACAAGGATGCGCAGCAAGCCGTCAACGCACAGCAGATGGCTTACAATGCGGCAGCTAACGCCAGCATCGACGTGCTCAAGTCGCAGGTGGCATCGTTGTCGAGCGTAACCAAGTTGTTCATCCCTTCAACCAACGTATGCCAGACCGGTTGCGGTTGCGGATGCAATCAGTAAGAGAATAACGTAATCCAGCTATATATATGGAATACAAAAACTCACAAATCTTGGCGGCAGTCGTGTCCGAATGGGCACGACCCGCCATTTCGCAGATAGCCGCAGGCAACCTCATGCGCCTACCCATGCTTCAGTCTCTGCAAGCCACCATCAGTTCGTTAGGCATTGTCAGTGGCAGTTATGCCCTACAGAAGGACATCGAGCCACTCATCCAGCCAATCATCAACTCGCTCGTCGCACCTATGCTTGCCCGATATTTCGGTCAGATACCCGAAGAGAGCATACCGCAGATGGCACATGACATAGTGGAGAAGATGCGAGGTAACGGACCGCTGTCTGTGCTCGAGGGTATGGTGACGTTTGAAGACGAAGACCTCACCGAACTTGCCGATCTTCTTGACAAGAACCTACCCGTAGGGCAGACGCAAGGCTATCAGGTAAAACATTAAACAGAGTAACAAACCAAGCGGCGGCAAGCATCGTCGCTATAATAAAACATAAACGATTATGAACAAACGTACCATTCCGGCTATCATCATAGCCACACTTGCGGCTGGTGCAACCGCCGCTGCACCATATTATGATGTCAATATCACACAACAGCTTTGCACACCGGCTTGCGTAGATGAGACACCCGTGTTCGCTCCGAAGTTCTCCGTCAAGAGCATTGCCAACGTAGGCACATCGCAGTATATCATCGTCATTCACGTTGAGGGTGTAATAAGCTACATCCCATGCAACTGCGGCTCGTGCTGCACACGCTCACAAGTGGTGTCGCAAGACTTCACCATACCTGTGTTCAGCGCCACAGCCATCAACTCGGCAACAATAACAGTAGGTACCGTACAGAACGGCATAGCACGCATATCTTGCTGCAACTGTTCCAAGACTTTCGTGTCCGACTGCCCCGTAACGCTCACCCTTGCAACTACATAAAGCCATGATAGTTCTGATAGCTATAGCCACCATGATAGCTGCCACGCTTGCCCAACACCTCGGACTGGCCGAAGCCATTGCCCGTGTTGTTGACAAGGTGGCATCATGCCCTCAGTGTTTCACCTTTTGGGTTACAATGTCGGCGTTGCTCTACCTCGGCCACGATGTCTACGCATCGGCGCTGTCGGCTATTGTGGTGGCATATCTGTCAAACTGGTTTGTGTTGTTGCTGCTTATTCTTCAACGAAAATTTACGAAACTCTATGAAAAAGAAAGACACACCACCGACCGCCTCGACCACTAAGGTAAAGGCAGAAAGCAAGCCCCAAGCGCAAACTTTCTTTCCAACGTTGCACATCTCTGCGCAAAAAACATTACTTATCCCACATTTTCGGGGCATCTGCCCTACATGTTAAACATATAAAGACTCAAACAAAATGAATTACAAACAGATGATTGAACAGGCTCGTGCCAATGGTATGGCTACCGAGAAGAAGATGTGGGCAGCAGTAGAAACTCTCTCTACCGATCTCCTTGCGCTGGAGCAGACCGACCCCAAGCTCTACTGGCACATATTGCGCCGTCAGCACGCCGTTCTCTATGGACGACACTATTCTGAGAAGATGGCCAACCACGATGTTAATGCTCTTGTCTATAGCGGCATGTACGACGAGGAGGGTACGCCAACCGGCGGAGGTGCACATTGGACTCGTATCAAGGTAGACGAGCTGACTAAGGGCATGAAGTTTCACTCAAATGTCAACGCATGGGACAAATACGTCGCCTTCAATTCGATGTACGCCGACCTCTGCGCTTGCATGAACGAAGAGGAGATAATCAAAGCCGCCTACGCTTTCTACTTTTGTGATGACGACTGGCAGCCCTGCGAAGACGACTGCACTAAGGTGTGGGACTATAATGCCCTACACGCCACCCTCTAATTTTTTGAATTTTTACATTTGTATTCTTCAAAGCCACTTTGCGCTAATTACACAATTCGCAGAGTGGCTTCATTTGTATCTTCTCCTTATACGCTCCCCCACCATGTCCGCCCCACCAAATTAAAAAATCCTACATTTGCCTATGAAAGAAACCCGAAAATTATGACACAACGAAACATCAACCTAACACTGCCCCGATCATGGAACGAGTGCAGCACCGAGCAGCTGGAGCTCATTTCTCGCATAATGCTTGAGCAGATAGAGCGAGCCGACCGTTATCATCCCTTCGACATGCGCAACGTCAAGATAGCGTGCTTCTTTGTTCTTGCAGGCATAGAGATAGTGGAAGGCATAGACGAGTCGAAGCCTCTTGAGAAGCAACACTACACTTGCCGACTCTCCACCCCAAGCCGACGCAACCGTTTCTTCCGTCGCAAACAGCAGGAGGAAGAAACCTTCCCCATCTACTTATGGCAGTTCAACTATTGGCTAACGCCCAAGCCGAAGACCGACGACCGCAACTCGGCTGAGTATCTTGCCTCCGGTGCTGGACTGCTCGACTGGCTCGACAACGAGCGTGGAGCTCACCTCTCTCGCTTTCCTTACCCTACCCTTCGCCTACGCAACAAACGTGGTCTGCTACGTCGCAAGACCGACTATGAAGGTCCGGCGCAGGATATGGACGGCTTTTCATGGCAGCAGTATCGTTTTGCCTCCGATCTCATGGGACAATACACCTCGCTCGCCAACAACCTTGTCAAGATGAAGCAGATGGGTAAGTTCACGGCCGAGCAGATAGCACAGCAAGCCGATAGCGTAGACCAGGCACGTTCCATGTTCCTCGCCACCATCTTCAACCGTCGTATCGACTTCATCGACACCAACACCAACCTCAAGGTGCATGATTTCCATTATGACACCCATCAGTTTGACACCCAAGCCCCACTCTTCCGCCACTTCCCCGATCACCAATGGCAACCCATCCTCTTCTGGTGGACCGGCATGATGCACACCCTCTCACGGCGTTATCCCCATGTGTTCAAGGTGCAGAAGCTTGATTCTCGCAAGCGGCCGTCAACGCCCTTGGAGATATACACCGCCACCATCGCCACCATGCAGAAATATGCCTCGCTCACCGAAGATCAGGTGAACAATCAGTCGTATTCGCTTGTTCTGGAACATTTGGAGCGACTGAGCAAGGAGAATGAGGAAATGGAAAAGATTAGGAAGACGTAGTAAAATATTAACGGAAATATAGAGTATGAAGAAGATCATGTTCAATGACAAGTACGGTCTCACACAGGCTGTACTCGAAGGCAGAAAGACCCAGACCAGGCGTATGCTAAATCCTACAATGTTTTTTCAAAGATTGGAGACCTACGAAGGGTGGTCAAATGAGGACATTAGTGTTTGGAAAAGGTTATGTAATAGACGACTCTATGAAGCCCAAGGAGATATGCTTCAGCAGATGTTTGATTACGCATTGTCGTCTTCACGTTACAAAGTCGGCGAGGTGGTAGCTGTGGCGCAAAAATATAAGGATATTGCTTTAGATGTGCCAGTAGAACTTGCTGCGGAGTTGATAAAACAACCAGGGTGGAATAACAAGATGTTTGTCAAGGCAGACCTTATGCCGCACCGCATCCGTATCACTAACATCCGTGTCGAACGTCTACAAGACATAAGCGATGAAGATTGCATGGCGGAAGGTATCCGCCGTTTTGGGAAAGAGTACGTTCGTTTTAAAAAAGAGTATTGTTATACTTGTCAAAATTACGCTGTGACAGACTTCTATTCTTTCTCGACTCCACGCGAAGCCTACGCTGCCCTAATAGACAAAATCAGCGGCAAGGGCACTTGGGAGAACAACCCTTATGTGTTCGTTTATGATTTTGAACTAATAGATTAGCTTATGTATATCAAGGTAAACCAACGCAACCGTCCCAGCTGCATCGTAATGCTCTGTCGGGACCGCACCACAAAGAAATGGTGTTTCGTAAACCTTTCCACCGAGCACGTCTGTACCTGTCGCTTCGATACCATCGACGCTGCTTTTGCCGACCTGAGAGAGAGAGCGGAAGTAGTGAGCTACTTCGTAATCGAAAATCCATTTGTTCGACATCTGACCGCGAACGCCTTTACGACTCTTTTTTCAACTATGCCGGACATCGTGGAAAGATTCGGAAAGGATGGGGAGAGCATACAAAGATTGTTATGGGCAGGAGAAGACGGGAAACAGTAAGTAATAATGTTTTAACGAAAATATAGAGGACAATGAAAAAAGAGAAAATAAAGCAGTTGGTGGATGTAATGCAGGCGTATGTAAATGGCAAAACTATCCAATATTACAAAGTTGACCTTAGCTTTAAGATTGAACATCCAGGAAAGCCTAATTTCAACGGTAAATGGGTAGATGTGGATGAAGGACATCATTTTAGACCTGATTGTTACGACTACCGTATCAAGCCCAAACCCAAGTACCGCCCGTTTAAAAATGTAGACGAGTGCTGGCAGGAAATGCTGAAGCACCAACCGTTCGGATGGATTAAGAGCAAGACAGGAGGCCATTATTCTATGGTCACGGTAGTAGGTGCTGATGAAAAAATGAAGAGTATTGCGATAAGTGGCAGACATATTTGGCCTTTCGATGAAACACTGAGCAACTACACCTTCGCCGATGGCACTCCTTTCGGCATCAAGGAGGAACACTAAAGGTTCTCACATCGAATTTAACGGATTCAACGGATTCTTGTTTGTCATCGAATGACGCAAAACTAACGAAGACGAAGATAATTCGTGAAATTCGTAAAATTCGATGACGATAATATTAACAACATAAAAGGATTTGCAGAGATTATGAAAGCATGTTCAAAAAATAAGGTACTTGCTGCCATCTGCAACCGTCACGGCATCAACCTCTATCACCATCAGCTCGACGGAGCTTCGTGGCAGATTTGCGCTGGAGGCTATGTTGTGAACGGATATTCAGACGGTCGCTCTGTGCATCGGTTATTGTCTAAAATGAGTGGTGTGCTTGTTTTACTATTGAAATACGGCAATCTTCGGCCGTGGCATATTTTCGGTTACGAGCGTAATATCACATGGCGCAGGGAAATTCATGCGATTATGCCTATAGCCGAGCCTTTGTGCGATAAAGGCAGAAAGGTTTATACCTATTATGACAAAGAATATGATGAGTGGTTACAAGCATATTACGACTTGAAAAATTCATAAGGGAAAGAGATTATTAACAACATAACGGATTTATAGAGAATTATGCGAACGATTAAGTTTAAGGGCATCTGGTTTGAAGATGGTGGTTGGGTACACGGTGCATTGGTGCGCAAGGTTCAGCATTGGCGTTCTTGCATAGACGGTCATGTGACCCATGTAGAGAACTACGACTATATCGTCAATCAAGACGAAATTGACAACTTGAAATATCATCAGGTTCATCCCTCTTCGATCTGCCAGTTTACGGGATTTACCGACAAGAATGGCAAGGAGATTTACGAGGGTGACGTGTTGCGGTCGGACAGTTATCCGTACAGCTGCCTTGAAGACAACGAGCGCGACAACTACTATGCCGTAGTGTATTACTGCAAGGAGGAAGCTTTCTTTGGTATAGTGACGGCAGTGAATCCCGACTCTAAAGTATGCGGTATTTCTGACGGCATTCTTGATTATGCCCAGAAAGATAAAATGAAGAACTTTGAGGTTGTTGGCAATATCCACGAAAAGAAGTGGCAACAATACGGCGAATACTTTAAGACTGAAGAAGGAAAGGAGGCCGACAATGATTAATGTAGAAGACCTTAGAATAGGCGACATTGTGCAGACAAACAAAGACTGCATGTTTCCGAAAGACACCTTGTGTATCGTTACCGAAATCCATCCCGACCGACAGCATAATGACAAGAAAGGAGTCGTCAGTCTGAAGGCTGTCAACGACGAAGACGACGGTCCCTGGGGGACATGGTGCTGCAACATCGATGGTGTGCCGGTCACGCCCGAAATCCTTCGCAATAATGACTTTAAGGAAGAGGTTGAGGGCAAGTACTTCACAAGACCAATTAAAGCAAGAGCAGGCAGTTTCCTTGCCAGATATTTGGCTGTAGAACGAAAAAAATACGCTTGGGCAATATTCATAAAGTATTACAACGTGACAGGCTATGCACTCTTATATCATATAAAGTACGTTCACGAACTACAGCTCGTCCTTAAAATAGTGAAATTTAGTCTGGAAATTAAAGTATAGTTCTATGAAAGCAAAAAACAAGGTTCTGTTTGACAGATACAACCTTTACTTTAGAGGTGTTTGGAAGAAACCCCACAACTATCCCTCGCTGTTAGATATGGTAGAGCGTCGTA